ATGAGCTATGTTGTGCGTATAATATAATATTACCCAAACACTATATATATGCGATTAGTCAAATTTTTTTTGTATATTTGCTACATGGAAGGAGTTGTCATTGAAATACAAGAAAGGCTTTCGGTAGGATTTGCATTAGGTTGGGGATACTACGTAGCAATTGAGGAGTACCCTTATGATGAATTAGTAATTTATCTAGGTATAATAAGTATAAACATTAAATGGCAACAATATGGACATTAAAAAACCAATCATGAAAGAGTATATGTCAAGTCGTAACAAGCATGAGCTTGACGGTCATGGGCAGTATTATGAAATGGGCATTAAAAAATTAGCAAGTTTTAAAAAAGCTAAACATCGTGCTAAGAAGATTAATATGATAGCAGAAGGCATTGAACTTGCAGAAGCTAAAAAAGATTTTTACAGTATTTACAGATAACTTTCTTCCCAATAGTTAATTTGTGTTTCAGAAAAGAGAGGATCATTTATTTGTTTCCTCTTTTTTTGTGCTTACCGCATTTATGCGGCTAGGATGTTAATTTAATGCTGACCAATGTTGTTTTTAAAATAAAACGGTCATAGTTTAATTCATTGATTTACAGTTACTTTTATATCTATTTATATTAATATGTTAATTATGTTGATTTTTATAGTATTTATAGAGATAGTAAAAAGTATATATTATAGTTTTCGCTATATATATATATAGAGACATAAAACAAGCATTTGTATAATGTTAAAATAGTTGTATATTTGCTTTAAATTAAATCAATTAAAATATGAATCCAAAAGAACTAGCATTTGAGCAAGAGGGAAGAGATAAATTGCTTAATGGAATAACTAAAATTTCAAAAGCGGTAAAAAGTACTTTAGGTCCTTTAGGTAGGACTGTACTTATTGAGTCTCCTAACCATACACATGGCATAACGGTTACTAAAGACGGAGTAACGGTTGCAAAATCAATAGACTTAGAAGACCCAGTCGAGAACCTGGCTGTGCGTATGATGAAAGAGGCGGCTGAAAGAACAGCGACCTCAGCAGGAGACGGAACAACTACTGCTATTGTTTTAACTGAATCTCTTGTAAAAGAGGGAATGCAGTTATTAAAAAGAGAGGACAACGTAAACACGACTCAATTAATTAGGGATATAAATAAATTATCTGAAAAGGTTATTGAGACACTTGACAAGACTTCAAAGAAAGTTACAGGAAAGACTCTTAAGGATGTTGCTACTATTTCAGCTAACAATGATCCAGATATTGGTAAGATGATTTCATCTGCTTATAAGGATTTGGGGAAAGACGGAGTTTTAACTGTTGAGAACAGCAAGACTGAGCAGACTTACTACGACATTACTAAGGGTATTAAGATTGATAGAGGTTATACTTCAAAGTTATTTGTAAACAACCACAGAAACGATGAATGTATATTAGATGATGTAGAGATTTTGATTACTGACATGGAGATTACAAACATTCTTCAAATTGAATCAATATTAAAACCTGTTATAAACAATAACAAGAAACTATTGATTATAGGTAACTGCGCTCAAAACGTAGTAAACACTCTTGCTGCCAATGTAGTTCAGAATAATTTGAAGTTATGTAATATTATCCCACCATCATTTGGATATAAGACCAATGAATTACTTTCAGACATAGCTCTTTCTACAGGAGCAAAATATTTCAGCGAATCACAAGGTGATAACTTAGGAAGTCTAACAATGGAAGACTTAGGTCATGCTAACAAGATTATTATTGGAAATTCATCTAGTGTTATTCTAAAAGAAGGCTCTGACAATTCAGAGACATCAAAGAGAATACAAGAACTTAAGACTCAAAGAGAAAATAATAAGAACAAAAACGAAAGAGACTTCATAAGTAATCGTATTGCTTTGTTGTCAGGTGGAGTTGGAGTCATTTATGTAGGAGGAAACTCTGATATTGAGCAAAAAGAAAAATTTGATAGAGTAGAAGACGCAGTTTGCGCTGTGCGTTCTGCAGTTGAAGAAGGAATTCTTCCTGGTGGAGGCTTGGCTTTGTTAAGATGTGCAGAATCATTAGGAGAAGGATGGGCTGAAGATATTTTATATGGAGCTTTAATTGCGCCTTTAGAGCAGATATTAATTAATGCAGGTGAAAATGTAAAAGAAGTAAGAGATATTATTTGCGAGTGTGCAGATGTTCCTTATAATCATGGATATGATGTTAAGAATAAAAAGTATGGAGATATGTACGCAATGGGAATCATTGATCCTGCTAAAGTCACTAAGAATGCACTAAGAAACGCAGTAAGTGTCGCTACAACGATACTAAGTACTAATGCGATTGTAACAATGAAAAGAAATTAAACTTAAATAAAATGAAAGCAGTAGGTAAGTACATTGTTATTACAGAAGTTCAATCAGAACAAAAAACACAGTCAGGAATATTACTAACGTCAGACGATAGCAACCAGCTAAGATACAAAAAAGGTTTGATAAAGATTCCAGGGACTGATGTTTATGTTGTAAATGAAGGTGACTTCATTTATTACGATAAGAATGCAGGTCACAAGATGATGTTAGAAGATGAGGTAGTAACTATAATATCTGAAAGAGATATAGTTGTAGTGCTATAGTTTCATTTCTTTATTCATTTTTTTTATAATCTTTCTGTATACTTTTTTGCTATAATCAGCATCTAAATTAAAAATGGGGTTAGTTCTTTCGTGTTCTGACACCATTTCTTTTTTATTTAGCTTTTTATAAATCGAAGCGCATAAGCGCTTCCCACTAAATCCAAGTTCATATAAAGTAGACTCCCTGCCTTTTCGTTTTCTCCATACGATTATCCATTTTTCTCTTAGCAAGTTTTCAAATCTCCTTTTGTCCCAGGACATTATTTCATTATACTCTTCAAATTGTTTTCTTGTAAAGTATCCTTCGCTATATAAGAATAGCATCATCTCTATTTCAGATGTAGAGAGGTTATATTTGGACCTAGCCCATTGTCTTACAACTTTCCAGTATTTCAGGTAGTCGTTTTGTGGCGAAAATTTCATTAGATTAAATTTGTATCTTTGCAAAGATAACTTTTTTATTATGGCATTAAGCAGAACTGCTAAATTTTATAGAGATAACCCTGAAGCACGTAAGAAACATCGTAAATATCAGGCTAAATACAACAAAAAACGTAAGTCTATTAAGCAAAGAGTTGATGATAATAGAAAAAATCGTCAATTTGGAACATATGGGAACTACGATGGACTAGATGTGTCCCATAAAAACGGTAAAGTTGTATTAGAAAAGGCCTCTAAGAATAGAGGAAGTAAAAGTAATACAGCAGGAGACAGAAGAGCGAGAGGTAAAAAAGGAGCAGGAAGAAGAAACAAAGGTAATACTGGAGGTAAATAAAAACTAAAAAATAAAATTATGGGTTGCGAATCAATAAAAGATACAAAAAAAAGAGCTAAATGTGAAGAAGCTAATAAGCTACTAAAAACACATGTGGCTAAAGAAAGATCTGAAAGTAATTTTAATAATAAAAATTTTGAAATGCTTTCTTATCAAAAAGCAAAACGAGAATCATTAAACCCAACGCCTCCAGCGTTAAAGAAGAAAGTATAATGGGATTAGGATCAGCAATAGGAAATGGCATACCATTTCAAGACAAAAGAAATGAAGACATACCAGAACTATGCTTTATAATAACGGAGCTTGATGAGTTCTGTGAACAAGAAACAGTAATCGAAGATAGTAGAATGATACCAGAACTCTGCGAATAATATATAAAAAAAAAACAATGGCAAATTTAAAATTTTCACAATTTGAATTAAGAACAAATCAAGCTCAAGTAGAGGCTTTAGTTGGATACGATGGATTAGACAACATAAAGATAGACCCTAACTTAGTTGGAACTAAATATGATTTATCAGGAACAGAAACTGATACCAATGAATTTACTATTACCTTAACTGGAAGTGATTCTACATCTGACAATGTTGTTTTAATTGGGGAGGCAGGTATTTTAATAAGTCAAGGGACTGGTAGTGAGGTTAATATATCAAGATCGCAAGGAGCTTTATTGTCTGTAGTTGGAATTTGGAAGAATTTATTTGGTGGGTCCCCTGGAATATTTGGAGATACATTAGAGTTTGCAGCATCAGCTTCGCCTGTAGCGTCAAATAGTTCTGTATTTCAAATGCCATTTGATGGTAAGCTTATAAAGGCTCAAATGAAATGGATACATGCAACACCTGTTGATATTCCATTAGCAAATAGTACATGGGATGTAAATGTTTATTCTATGACAAACACTGCACTTTCTACAACACAGACGTCTAGTTATCAATTTAAAGCGGCATTACCTACTTTATCTTTAACAGCTTCTGATACTGGCACTTTCCCAACTAAAAAATGGGACGGAAATGTAAGTCTAGCAGCAGGAGAAATTATAAATATTAGTGGAGTAGAAAACGGAGCGATAGGAACAGATGATGCAGAAATGGAGTTGTATTTAGTTTTTGAAATAAACTTATAATAATGGCAAAGAAGGTTAAGAAAAAAGGTAATAAAATTTGTGCAGCAGGAATATCTTGGGCAAAAAAAACTTTTGACAAATATCCTTCTGCCTATGCTAATATGGCTGCTAGTAAGTATTGTAAAGATCCTAACTACGGTAAAGGAAAAAAGAAATAATGGGTGAGCTTGCTAAATGGAGAAATGAGAAGTGGGTTCGCATAGGTACAGATGGGTCTATAATGGGCGCATGCGGTACTAGCAAGAACAAGAAAAACCCAGACAGGTGTCTGCCTTTGGCTAAGGCTAAGAGTTTAAGTAAAGCAGAAAGGGCTAAGACAGCAAGAAAAAAGAAGGCGTCAGGCGGTAAAAAGCAGTTTGTGTCAAATACAAAAAAAGCAAAAGTAACTAAAAAATATACTAAATAATGAAAAAATCATTAAAACCTTATTTTACAGCAGCAAAGAAAAGCGGAGTTAATCCTGAAAAAAATGGATTACCTTCTGAAAAAACTATTAAAAATAGTGCATATTCAAAGTGCGGTAAGAAATAATGAAATGGCAGATAAGAAAAAGATGGCTTGCAATAAGCCTACTGCTTCTGATAGAGCAGGTAAAAAGAAAATGGTTAAAGGTTGTGAGTCAGGAAAAGAAAAGCTTATTCACTTTGGAGCAAAAGGATATGGACATAATTATTCAGCAGCTGCACGAAAGAGCTTCAAGGCACGTCATAAATGTGGAACAGCAAAATCAAAGTTAACTGCAAGATACTGGGCGTGTAAAAACCTATGGGCTGGGAAGGGTGGTTCAACAAAGTCTAGTCCTAAAACTAGACAAGGAAAATATTAGTATATTTGTAGAATAAATTTTAAGTTATGAGTTGTAAAGGATTAATCGGAGATGCATTAAAAAAATGTTTAAAGGGTAAAAAAAATTTTCAAGAAAAAATTGATAAGGGTTTGGCTAAGTATCAAAAAAGTAATACTCATCCAAATTTGACAAATGTACCTTCTTATGATACTATCAACATAAAGAATGTAGCTATTGATAAAATACTTAAAAACAAGAAAAAATAAAAATGGGTAAAGCTTTTATAAAATTAGGTTTATGGATACAAAAAGTTTGGTGCAAATTTCAATGCAGTTGGAACAATTTGTTAAAATCTATAAGTTTTAAAGAAATTCAAGAATGTTCTTATAAATTTTGTTCTTGTTCTCATAAAAAAGAAGACGTAAAATGAAATCAAAAGGATTCGGAGACACTGTAGAAAAAGTAGCTAAAGCAGTTGGAGCAGACAAAGTAGCTAAAGTATATGAAAAAGTAACAGGAAAATCTTGTGGCTGTTCTAAAAGAAAAGACAGTTTAAACAGAAATTTCCCTTATAACAAATAAAAAATGGCTTATCAAAAATTACAAGCAGGTAGAGCTGCGCTGGTTACTCCAAGTGACACTGATTTAATTCCAAGTGTATCAGGAGGAACAAATAATGGATGTGCTTTATATATAGGCACACCTGGAAATGTTAGAGTAAAAACTGTAGGAGGTGACGATGTTATCTTTACAGGTGTTTATGCAGGACAATTTTTTCCAGTAAATGTCTTGCAGGTATTCGCATCAGGAACTACCGCAGGAGAAATTGTAGCATTATGGTAGGGTACACTCAGACCAATAGCGCCCTTTTAGACATCACATTTGAATATACACTTGTAAGAGAATAATGACAATGCAGGATATAAAAATATATGTTATAAACTTTTTAAGTCTGGTTGTGTCATTTACGCAAATTGAAATGGCTTTAAAATTAATTCTATTATCAGCCTCGATTGTGTATACGGCTCAAAGAATATGGATTAATTATAATGAAAAGAAAAATAAATAAAATAATCATTCATTGTTCAGCAACTACTCCTTCAATGGATGTGGATGCAAATACAATTGATGAATGGCATAAGCAAAGAGGGTGGTCAGGTATTGGCTACCATTTTTTTATTAAAAGAGATGGTAAAATAGAGTTTGGAAGACCATTAGACCAATCAGGAGCGCACACCAAAGGTCATAACCAAAATAGTATAGGTGTTTGTTATGCAGGTGGCGTAGATTCTAAAATGTGTCCAGAAGACAATAGAACAAGTGAGCAGATAGCAAGTTTTCTTTTGCTGCTTAGATTTCTTAAAAATACATTCCCTAAAGCTATTATACATGGTCATAGGGATTTTTCACCCAAAGCTTGTCCAAGTTTTGACGCAACTAAAGAATATAAAGGATTATGAAAAAACTATTTGCATGGTTATCAGGAAATGTTATAAAAGAAATTGGGGACGTTATTGATAAGCTTACTACTACTGAAGAAGAAAAGCTTATAATAAAAAAACAAGTTCAAAAAATATTAGAAGACGCAGACAGCAAAGCGCAAGAGCAGGTGACTGAGCGTTGGAAGTTCGACATGCAGAGCGATTCTTTTTTGTCAAAGAATATACGCCCTATGGTTTTAATCTATTTGACCGTAATTTTTACAGCTTTATGTTTTACTGACGGCAACATAGGTGAGTTTAAAATATCTAAGGAGTATATACCTATTTTTCAAACACTTCTTGTAACTACTTATGGAGCTTATTTCGTAGGTAGAACCTGGGAAAAAACCAAACAAAAAGATAAATAATAATTGATTACCTTTGCGTTATAAACTTAAATAAAAAATAATGAAAAATTTAGAAACGAAAGAATTACAAAACTTGCAAGAATTAAACTCAAATTTTGTAAAACTTAAAACCCAATTGGGAGATTTAGAACTTCAAAAACAATTAGTAATTGAACAAGTTTCTTTTATTAAAAGTGATTTTGCAGATTTAGAAAAAAGCTTAATAAAAAAATACGGTGAAAACTCTGTGATTAATTTACAATCAGGAGAAATCACCGAAAAAGAACCAGAAAAATAAAAAAAAATGGCAAAAATTAGCAATACTTTATCGTACCCCAATCAATCACCAATTGAAGGTGCGGATTATTTAATAGGAACTGCTGCTAACTCAACACCAATTGATAGGCAGACAAAAACTTTTACCCTACAAGGTATTGCTGAATTTGTTATTGACGAGGCCTTTGATGGTTGTTCTTATAGGCTTCCTATATTTACAGCTCCAACATCAGGAGAGGAATCTTTTAAGTTAGTTAATTCTTTATTTTATCAAGATACAGCTACTACAGATTCAAAAGATCCATGTGAAACTCCTGCAGGCTCAATAGTTTATTTAGATGACGGAAGCGGAATAGGTAGCTTAATTGTTGCTGAAAATGTAACTATTGGAAAACAAACAATTGCAAATGGATTAGTAAATGTAAACGGAGGAATTTATTTTGCTTCTGAAGTTTATGACGCTAGTAACACTGTTGGTACAGGAGAGCAAGTTTTAGTTTCTCAAACCGATGGTACTGTCGAATGGCAGAACTATCAAGGCTCAGGCCTTGAATTTCAAGGAGCATGGAATGCTGACACAAATATACCTGACTTACAGGCTATATCTTTAATACCTGACAACACTGGAAAGTATTGGATAGTTTCTGTTGAAGGAACAACTCCTTTAAACACACAGGGTGGTGGAACAATTACTGATTGGGAAGTTGGAGATTGGGCTATTATTTCTGAAGATTTAAACGATAACATATTTTGGGATAAGATTGATAACTCTTCTGTACTAACAGGTCAGGGGACTCCAGGGAACTTAGCTATATGGACAACAGATAGTGAGTTGGGAGATGCTCCAGTAAAACTAGGAGCAGGAAATGTATCTTTAATATTCAACAACTCTAGTACAGCTGATGGAGATTATTCTAATGCTTTAGGAGATAACTCAAACGCCAATGGAACAGCTAGTATTGCCATAGGAACAAATGCTCAGACTGATGGAAATAATTCTATTTCAGTAGGTTTAAACACCATTGCATTTGGAAATGGCTCTATAGCCATGGGAGATAACGCACTTGCTTCTGGAGCGTATTCTATTTCACTTGGACTTAATACAGTTGCTTCTGGTGATGCGTCTGTGGCTTTAGGACGAGGCACACAGGCAAATGACGATAACGCAACCGCAATGGGTGTTCTTACTGTTGCAGATGGTGAAGCCGCAACCGCAATGGGAGATGGCACAACAGCTACTGGAATTGCTTCTACAGCATTAAGTTTAAATACAACAGCAAGTGGAAATGCTTCTACGTCAATGGGAGATGGCACAACAGCTAGTGGTGGTACATCTTTTGCGTCAGGACTTAATACAATAGCAAGTGGAGGTAGGTCTGTAGCCATGGGACAAAACACAACAGCAAGTAGCGCTCAATCTTTTGCAATGGGACTTTCAACATTAGCAAGTGGAGATAACTCTACCGCAATGGGACTTTCAACAGAAGCAAGTGGAAGCCATTCAGTAGCAATAGGAAATGGCACGACAGCAAGTGGAGATGCTTCTACATCAATAGGAGGTAACACAGAAGCAAGTGGAAATAGGTCTGTAGCCATGGGACAAAACACAATTGCAAGTGGCAGTCAATCTTTTGCAATGGGACAAAACACAGAAGCAAGTGGAAATAACTCTACCGCAATGGGACAAAACACAATTGCAAGTGGAGGTAAGTCTTTTGCAATAGGAGATGGCGCAGAAGCAAGTGGAAATGCCTCTATAGCGATTGGAGTTAATTCAGAAGCAAGTGGTAGTCAATCTTTAGCAACAGGAACTCTAACAGAAGCAAGTGGTAATTACTCTACAACAATGGGTTTACAAACTGAAGCTTCAGGAGAGGGTTCTGTAGCAATGGGAGCAAACACAACAGCAAGTGGTAATTACTCTACAGCATTAAATAATACAACAATAGCAAGTGGTGCTGCATCTTTTGCATCAGGACTTTCAACAGAATCGAGTGGGCAAGCTTCTACAGCAATGGGAAGTCAAACAACAGCTAGTGGCGATCAATCTACAGCGATTGGTAATCAATCTACAGCAAGTGGAATTGATTCATCCTCATTTGGTAAAGGAAATATATCATCAGGACTTCGCTCAGTAACAATTGGTAATAGTCAAGAAGCATCTGCTCAAGACTCTATATCTATAGGGGGGCAACCAAATACAGCTTCAGGGATACAATCAGTATCTATTGGAACAGGAAACGAATCTGTAGGAGTTTTAAGTTATATATTTGGTTCAGGAAACCTTACAGACTCAGCTGAGTCAACGTTAATTGGAATTTCAAATACAGCGTTTTCATCTTCTCAAAGGTCAACAGGTATTGGATTAGATAACTCATTAACAGGAAGCTTTGCTTACGCATTCGGTTCTGGACTAGAGGTTACAGACTTTAGACAAACAGTTCTAGGTTCTTACAATTCAGTTGTAGGTCCAGGAAGTGTAAACTCATGGAATACAACAGACAACTTATTTATAATAGGAAACGGAACAGGTCCAGGATTTGACTCTAACGCTTTAGAAATTAGAAAAGACGGAGAACTTAAGCTAAACACATATGGAGCTGGTCAGGTAGCAGGTACTGCAACTTATAATTTATCTGTTGATGCTAACGGAAGGGTCATTGAAACTCCTGACGTAGTTACTCCAACATTTATAATGACTGGTTTAATAAATAACCTAGGAAGTCAGACTCAAGGGTATGACTTTATGGAGTGGACATCTAATGTTACTCAACCTACTCAAATTCCTTTATGGAGAACACCATTGCCACTTAAGTTAAAACTTGTTACTTGGGTATGGATGGGAAGTTCTCCTTTAAATATACCTGCTGGAGATAGCATAGGTTTTACCATTGGAACAATACCAGATGGATTGTCATCTACTATAGGTAATTACAATCCACTAAATCTTTCTGGAGATTTATTTAGACTAGACGGATTTGATTCTGGCACATACGCTGCAGGTCAAGCAGATGTTTCATCATTCGGAATTACAATTAACCAGTTTGCAAACACTGCTGTAGTAGGAGTAGAGACAGGTGTTGTAGGACCAAATGATGGTGAGCTTGCGATTTGTTTATATTTTGAAGAATCAATAGCAGGTGCTAATAGCACAATAACATACGATATTGAAAATAATATTATTGGCCCAGCTGCAGGATACACTCTTACAGGAGACTTAGATGGTGCAACTCAAACAGGAGTGGGAGGCGTTACTCCTTATAGCTTTTCTACTGGACTTCAATTAAATCCAGGATACAGCTTAGTTACTGCGTTCACATCTACTAACCCAAGCGGAACAATACCTGCTGGAGGAGGTATAGCTAACGGAGTCTTAACTGGAGAAATTCAGCAAGACCAGACGCCAGGTGAAACTACAGTTTGTGATTTTGTATTTACTGATGAAAATTCAACTATAACCGATACAATATCAGGTGGGGCTATTCCTATTGCTACAAATGCTACTGAATTCTATGCTCAGCATAACGCTGGACTTCCAGTAGCTGCATACTGGGACTTTGATTTTAATAACAGCGAAAGAGGTCTTTTATATAATCAATTTGCAGCAAGACAAATACAGCCACCAACAGGATTTAGACTTCCGACTTCGCAAGAGTGGACCATAATATCAAACGTCCCATGTAATGATAGTTCTCCTAATCAAAATAGATATGGTTCTAACCCAGGAATTTGGGCTGGATTAACCGATACAACCGAATTAGGAGATGCTGATTTCAACCTTAATGGATATGGGGGTGGTGCGTTAGCATCTAATCAAGTTTTCTTCATTGAAGATACAGCTAGAGAATACATCTGGACAAGCACTATATCACAATCAGGAAACTGGGATGTTCTAAGATATTGGTCTGTTGGTGCAGTAGACCCTTTCCTAATTTCAGGTTTTGACGGTGCAAATGGCGCACAGCGTGCTGCGTACATTAGATTTCTTAAAGACGTATAAAAATATAAATAAAATTAAATATAATGGATATAAGAAAAATATCAGTTGGCGCTGATTATAAATCCAGCGCCATGCACTACATAGTGAATCAGGAAATTTTTAACGGAAATTATTATATTCATTTAATAAAGCATATAAGCGAAAGCAACTCTATAAAAGTTTGGATTGAAAATAAACAAGGAGAAATATTTCTTTGGAAAGAATTCAATTCTAATATGCCAGTATCAATTGAATATAATATAAATTTTGAATGAAATCACCTTTTTACTTCATTGTAAAACCTTGCAATGGAAAAAGGTATGATAATACAAAAAAAATTGGAGATGTTGATTTTATAATAAGCAACTCCAAAGAAGATCATACCGTTTCCAATAGGTACGCAATTGTACAACAAACCCCTATAGATTACAAGGGTAATATTAAACCAGGAGATACCTTGCTGGTTCATCATAATGTTTTTAAATATTATAATGACATGAAAGGAAAAGAAAGAAGCGGTAAAAGTTTCTTTCAAGATGACTTGTTTTTTATTGATTACGATCAGTTTTATATGTATAAACAGAATGATGAATGGTTTTGTCATTCTAAATATTGCATGATAAAGCCTATTCCTAAAAAAAATCATTATCTTAAGACCCACCAAGAAGAAGAGCCATTAATGGGTTTAGTTAAGTATCCTAATGAATACTTAATTAGTAAAGGTATTATTAAAGGAACTGTTGTTTATTTCCAACCAGACAGTGAATATGAGTATACTATAGATGGTGAAAAACTTTATCGAATGTTTGATAAAAACATAACAATGACTTTATGAATGTAAGCTTATATGAAAATGTAATAAAAGATATTGATAGTTATGTTTGTGATGTAATTAACAAAGGTTTTGAAGATATTCAAATTGGTGAAGATTTATTTAAAAATGTTAGACAAAGGGGTGAAGATGAGTTGGTTCTTTTTCTTTTGGAAAAATACCCTAATTTTTATTCATCTTTAAATTTTGTAAGAAAATCTCCAGAACATCAAATAGAACCTAATTTTATTCATACAGATGAAATGATGGGTGATTTGACTGCAATTCTTTATTTAAATTATAATCCACCAAAAGAAGATGGAACTACTTTATATTATAAAGGAGAAAAAAGTTGTATATTAAAATCAAAACTAAATAGGTTAATTGTTTTTCCTTCTCATTTAGAACATTCAAGAAATATTTTTGAAAACTTTGGTGATGAAGATAATGAATCAAGATTAATACACGTTTGTTTTTTAAAAAAAAATACTGTCTATGAACAATATTGAATTAAAATTAGAAATAATTAAGGCAGGTAAAAAAGCTGTTCAAGAGCTTATAAAAGTTGCTAATGAAGGTATTTTAAAAAAAGACCTTGATGGATTGTCTCCTGATATTGCAGCTGATAGATTAAAAAATGCAGCAGCATCTAAGAAGTTAGCTATATTTGATGCGTTTGAAATTTTAAGCAAAATTGAAGAAGAAAACAATATGATAGACAAAAGTAATGTAGAAACAAAAGCAGCATCATTTAAAGGTTTTGCTGAAGGTAGATCAAAATAATGTACGAACAAACTTTATATAAAATACTAAATAACATTGTTCCTGAAAAGGTTCTAAAATCTAACAATAAAAAAAGATTGTGGGATTATGGGTATAATAAAGAATATGATATTGTTGTTATATCCAAAAGTGGTATGATTGGTGATATATATGAAATACAAAATTTAAAAATAGCTTTACCAAAAGAAGAAGATGTTTATAAATTTAAAAAAAATTACTGGGGTAAATTAGATTATCCAAAAGAATTAAGTAAAATTAAAAATGTATTTGATTGGGACAAACATCCAGATAACTTTAAAGAGAAATGGTATGACTATATTGACAAAGAATTTGAAAGACGTGAAAAAGGTTTTTGGTTTAATAACAAAGGGGTTTCTACTTTTATTACTGGTTCTCACTACATGTACTTGTGCTGGACCAAAATTGATGTTGGGCAGCCAAACTTTAGGGAATCAAATAGATTATTCTACATATTCTGGGAAGCTTGCAAAGCAGACATACGGTCATATGGAATGTGTTATCTTAAGAACAGACGATCAGGCTTTTCGTTTATGTCCTCATCAGAACTCGTGCATGAAGCTACCACATCACGAGATTCACGTTTTGGAATATTGTCAAAAACTGGGTCAGATGCTAAGAAGATGTTTACCGATAAAGTCGTACCGATATCGCTCAACTACCCCTTCTTTTTCAAACCGATCCAAGATGGTATGGACAGGCCCAAGACCGAACTTGCCTATAGAGTACCAGCCTCCAAGCTTACCAGAAAAAAGCTTGATGCCAATGAAGCCGCTACAGAACTTGAAGGGCTTGACACGACAATAGATTGGAAAAACACAGGTGACAACTCTTACGATGGAGAAAAATTAAAAATATTAGCTCATGATGAAAGTGGGAAATGGGAAAGACCTGATAACATATTAAACAATTGGCGAGTTACTAAGACCTGTCTTAGATTAGGATCTAAGATTATTGGAAAATGTATGATGGGAAGTACTTCTAATTCTATTGAAAAAGGAGGTGGTAATTTTAAAAAATTATATTCAGATTCTAATGTAAACAAAAGAAACAAGAATGGTCAAACTAAAAGTGGATTATATTCACTTTTCATCCCTATGGAATGGAACTATGAAGGATTTATAGATGTTTACGGATATCCTGTATTTGATGATCCAGGGAAAGAGATAGAAGGGCCTTTAGGAGATGTAATCGAGCAAGGTGTTATCAATCACTGGAACAATGAGGTTGAGGGTCTTAAATCAGATCCTGATGGATTAAACGAGTATTACAGACAGTTCCCTCGTACGGAATCTCACGCTTTTAGAGATGAAAGTAAACAATCGTTATTTAATCTTCAAAAACTTTATCAGCAAATAGATTACAATGATTCATTAATAAAAGATAGATTTGTAACAAGAGGTTCGTTTTCATGGAAAAATGGAATTAAAGATACAGAAGTTATTTTTTCTCCAAATGATAGAGGACGATTTTATGTAACATGGACACCAAAAAAACAATTACAAAATCAATACTACTTAAAGAATGGAGTTAAATACCCAAAAAACGACCACATAGGTGCTTTTGGATGTGATAGTTATGATATATCTGGGACTGTAGGTGGTGGAGGATCTAATGGTGCTTTACATGGCGTTACTAAGTTTCACATGGATGAAGGACCTACTAATGAATTTTTTTTAGAATATATTGCTAGACCACAAACAGCGGAAATGTTTTTTGAAGATGTATTAATGGCTTGTGTGTTTTATGGTATGCCAATATTAATAGAAAATAATAAACCAAGATTGTTGTATCATTTTAAAAACAGAGGTTATAGAGGTTTTTCAATGAATAGGCCTGATAAGGTTTATAATAAATTGTCACAAACTGAAAAAGAATTAGGAGGTATGCCTAATAGCTCTGAAGATATAAAACAAGCTCATGCAGCCGCAATAGAATCTTATATTGAAAAGAATGTTGGATTTGATTTATCAGGTACTTTTAGAGAGAAAGATCTTATAGGTTCGATGTATTTTATTAGAACTTTAGAAGATTGGGCTAGGTTTGATATAAACAAAAGAACAAAGTTTGATGCTTCAATTAGTTCTGGTTTAGCTATCATGGCTATACAGAAGAACCTTTACCAGCCCATTAAAAATAAATCAAAAATAAAACTTAACTTTGCAAGATATGACAATAAGGGAAGTTATAGCCAAATTATAAAATAAATGGAGGATGTAAAAATAGCAATAAACCCTCAGGGTTTCCCAAGTCAATTCGTGTCTGACAAAGAAAAAGACAGCGTTGAGTTTGGGTTGCAAATAGGACAAGCCATTCAATATGAGTGGTTCAGAAAAGACGGAGGACAAAGTAGGTTTTATAATCAATGGGCTGACTTTCATAGACTTCGATTATATGCTCGTGGAGAGCAGTCAATAGCTAAATATAAAAATGAATTAGCAATTGATGGGGATTTAAGTTATTTAAATTTAGACTGGACTCCTGTCCCAATTATACCAAAGTTTGTGGACATAGTTGTTAATGGAATGGCTGACAGAGTATTTAAAATTAACGCTTATGCCCAGGATGGTATGTCTCTTGATAAAAAAAGTAAATATCAAAGACAACTAGAAAAAGATATGATCTCTAAAGATCTAATGAAGCAAGTTCAAAAAGATTTTGATGTCAATACTTTTCGAATGAGTGCTGAAGAAGTTCCTGAAAACGATGAGCAGCTTGCTTTGCATATGCAATTAAAATACAAGCCATCTATTGAAATTGCAGAGGAAGAAGCAATAAATACCGTTTTAGCTGAAAGCAGATACCATGATTTGCAAAAAAGACTTTACTATGACCAAATGGTCTTAGGTATTCAAATGTGCAAACATAGTTTTAAACCTGGTTCAGGAATTGAAGTTGAATATGTTGATCCTGCAAATGTAGTTTATAGTTATACAGAAGACCCTTATTTTAAAGATTGTTTTTATTGGGGTGAAATTAAAACTTTACCAATAAGTGAATTGCTTAAAATTGACACAAGTTTAACTAGGGTTGATATGGAAGAAATATCAAAATATAGTCAAAGTTGGTATGATTACAATAATACAGCACAGTATTACAATAATAGTTTATTCAGTAAAGACAGTGCCACTGTTTTATTCTTTAATTATAAAACAACCCATACATTTACTTATAAGAAAAAAACAAATTCATCAGGAGCTTCAAAAGTTATTGAAAAAGATGACAGCTTTAATCCAACTCCAGAAATGCAAGATGAAGGTAATTATGAAAAAGTATCTAAAACAATTGATGTTTGGTATGAGGGAGTTATGATTATGGGTACAAGTATTATGCTTAAATGGGAGATGGCTGAGAACATGGCTAGACCAGCTTCTGCATCACAAGAAGTGTATCCAGAGTTTTTAGCTGCTGCTCCAAGAATGTATAAAGGAGTTTTAGAATCTTTAGTACGAAGAATGATTACATTTGCTGATCTAATTCAAATGACCCATTTAAAATTACAACAAGTTATTTCAAGAGTTGTACCAGATGGTGTTTACATAGATGCTGATGGATTAAGTGAAGTAGATTTAGGAACAGGTCAAGCATACAATCCAGAAGATGCACTTAGAATGTTTTTCCAAACAGGAAGTGTTATTGGTAGAAGTTATACTCAAGACGGAGATTATAATCAAGCAAAAGTACCTATCCAACAATTGAACAGTAGTTCAGGGCAAGGAAAAATACAAAGTCTTGTAGGTACGTATAATCATTATATGTCTATGCTTAGAGATGTAACAGGTTTAAATGAAGCTAGAGATGGAGCAACACCAGATTCTTATTCTTTAGTCGGTCTTCAAAAACTAGCAGCTTTAAGCAGTAATACTGCAACTAGACACATATTAGACTCTGGAATAGCAATGACAGAAAGGCTTTGTACAGCATTATCTAGTAGAGTAGCTGATTTGTTAGAGTATGCAGATTTTAGAGAAGAATTTATTAATCAGGTAGGTAAGTATAATGTTGGAATTTTAGAAGAAATATCTGAATTATATTTAAGTGATTTTGGCATCTTCATAGAAGTAGCTCCAGATGAAGAGCAACAAAAACTTTTAGAGCAAAATATACAAACCGCTTTAAGCAGGGATAGTATAAACTTAGAAGATGCAATTGACATTAGAGAAATAAGAAATGTTAAACTTGCTAATCAGATGCTTAAGGTTAGGCGTAAAGCAAAAGAAGACTCTGAAAAACAAGCAAAAGCTGCTGCTGCCCAACAACAAGGTCAGATAAATATGCAGTCACAACAACTAGCAGCTCAAACAGCAATGCAAAAATTACAAATGGAAACTCAAGCTTCTATGGAAATTGAGAAAGGAAAAGCAACTTTTTCAATAGAAAAAATGAAGGGAGAGGCTGCTATAAAAGCTGAGTTAATGCAACTAGAGTTTCAGTTACAAATGAAATTAAAAGGTGTTGAAATTGAGGGGTTGAAAATGAGAGAAAATCAACGTGAAGAAGCTAAGTCTAAAAGAATAAGTCAAGCTAACACAGAGCAATCAAAATTAATAGAGCAAAGAAAAAACAACTTAGCTCCTGTAAGTTTTGAATCAAATGAAGATAGTTTAGATGGTTTTGATTTAGCTGAATTTGAACCTAGATAAACCTTAAATACTTTATTAAATTAAATATTAACTTTGTAAAAAATTAAATCAAATGGAAATTAAAGTAAAATCACTAGATTCTGTAGCGGAAAAATCTGTACAGGAAGTAGAAGAGAAGTTATTACAAAAGCATGAAGCTGAGTTTAACGATAAACCTAATGATGTTGTTGAAGAGCAACCTTTAGAACAAGAAGCCGAAGAATTGGCAGTTGAAAGTCCAACTATAAAAGACGAAGACGTTCTTTCATATATTAAAAATAGATATAATAAAGATATTTCATCTGTTGATGATTTGTTTGCTCAAAGAGAAGAGACAAATGATTTGCCAGAAGAGGTGTCTAAATATTTAGATTATAAAAAGAACACAGGGCGTGGTTTTGAAGATTTCGTAAAAGTAAATAAACAATACGATGATTTAGATGACGAACAAGTGTTAGCAGAGTACTATTCTTTAACTGAATCTGATTTAGATAGTGAAGACATTCATTATTTAATGGATGAAAAGTTTTCATATGATGAAGACATTGATGATGAAAAAGAAATAAAGAAAAAGAACATTGCTAAAAAAAGAGAACTTTCAAAAGCTAAAACATATCTTAACGATTTAAAAGAAAAATACAGAGTTCCTCTTGAGTCAAGTGGGAGTTCTTTTTCTGAAGAACAGGAGAGAGAAGTTGAAGCATATAGAAGTTATATTAAAAATTCTAAATCAGCTGAAGAAGCCAATGCAAAGAAAAATGATTTTTTTGTAAAAAAGACAAATGAAGTTTTTAATCCAGAATTCAAAGGTTTTGAGTTTAATGTTGGAGATAAAATTGTAAATTATTCTTATGGTGATGTTACTGAAATGAAGACAAAGCAAAGTGATTTAAATAATCTAGTCGGCAGGTATGTTGGTGAAGATGGTTTAATAAGTGATGCAAAGGGATGGCATACAGCTTTAAGTGCTGCAATGAATCCTCAAAAGTTTGCTAGTTATTTTTATGACCAAGGGAAAGCAGATGCGATAAGTGATGTTTCTAAAAAAAGTAAAAACATTAACATGTCGACTAGGCAAGCTCCTCAAGCGATTGGAGATACAGGCTTTAAGGCTCGTCAAGTTTCAGACTCAAGTGGTAGAGGATTGAAAATTAGAAGTAAAAAATAAAAATAATTAACACTTAGTGTTAACTAAAAAACAAAAATTATGGCAGTAGATGCAGTACCTGGGTTTGACTTACAACCAAGTTCAGAACAGGTTTTATTACAGACAAATTACATTACTAACTTTGATTTCTTAAATCAGTATCTTCCAGATACTTATGAAAAAGAATTCGAACGTTATGGAAACAGAACAGTAGCATCATTCTTAAGAATGGTAGGCGCTGAAATGCCTTCTAACTCAGACCTTATTAAATGGGCAGAGCAAGGAAGACTACACACGAAGTATACAGATGTTACTTCAGCAGCAGTAGCAGGAGCAGGAGTTGCTACTTTAACAATTGGAGATGTTTTAGTTCCAGGAACTGGCGCTATTGCAATTAGAGTTGGTCAAACAATTATGATTTCTGACAGCACAGCAGCTTCAACTCTTAGTAACAAAGCTATTGTTACTGCAGTTGATATTGCTAACGGAACAATTGATGTTGCTTATTATGAATTAGCAGGTCAAGGGGTTGCTGCAGGAGTAGTATGTTCTCTATTTATTTATGGTTCAGAATTCCAAAAGGGATCTGTTGGAATGCAAGGGCAGTTAGAAGCTGATGATAGCATTTTCTCTAACTCACCAATTATCATTAAAGATCACTACGCAGTAAGTGGTTCTGACATGGCTCAAATTGGATGGATTGAGGTTACTACTGAAAACGGAGCAACTGGTTTCTTATGGTATTTAAAATCAGAGCATGAAACTCGTTTACGTTTTGAAGATTACTTAGAAACAGCAATGGTTGAAGCAGTACCAGCAGAAGGTGGTTCAGGAGCAGCAGCAATTGTTGAAGGAGTTGCATCAGGCGTAGGTAACAAAGGATCAGAAGGTCTTTTCTATGTTGTTGAAGAGCGAGGAAATGTATGGAGTGGTGGTAACCCAACAACTCTTGGAGATTTTGACGCTATCATTCAAAGATTAGACAAGCAAGGTTCTATTGAAGAGAATGTTCTTTTTGTGAATCGTGAGTTTGGATTTGATATTGACGATATGTTAGCTGCTCAAAATGCAGGATATGCAGGTGGTACTTCATTTGGTCTTTTTGACAATGATGAAGAAATGGCTTTAAACTTAGGATTCTCTGGATTCCGAAGAGGTTATGACTTCTACAAAACAGACTGGAAATACTTAAACGATCCAACTATGCGTGGTGATATTGTAGGTGGTGCTGTAAACGGAGTATTAGTTCCAGCAGGTTCTACTACAGTTTACGATCAAGTTCTTGGCAAAAACGCTAAGAGACCATTCTTACACGTTCGTTATAGAGCTTCAGAAACTGAAGACAGACGTTATAAGACTTGGATTACAGGTTCAGCAGGTGGAGCTTCTACTTCTAGCTTAGATGCTATGGAAGTAAACTTCTTATCTGAAAGAGCTTTATGTACTTTAGGTGCTAACAACTTCTTTATCTTTAAATAAGATATAGATAATTACAATAAAAGGGGTGATTAACCTCACCCCTTTTTTTTATTAAAATTAAATCGTAATCAAATGAAAAAAAACAAAGAGGCTTTTGTTGACAAAAGCTACAAACTCACCAGAGACAAAGCTCCATTGAGCTACACAATTCCATCAAGAAATACTAAAAGAAGTAGTTTACTTTATTTTGACGAAGAAACTGGACAAAACAGATCTATGCGATATGCTAAGAATCAAAAAACTATTTTTGAGGATGAGCAAGATGGAAATGTTCTTTTAGAACCAATTATTTTTGAAGATGGATTTTTAAGAGTTCCAAAACAAAACCAAATTTTACAAAAATTTCTAGCACATCATCCTGGGAATGGAAATGATTTTATTGAAGTTGATAAAGAAAAAGACGCTAGTGTAGATGTAGATAGCATGGATTTAGCTTTAGACGCAATGATTGCAGCTAAAGAATTAGATATTGAAATGTTAGAAACAATAGCTAGAGTAGTAATGGGCGTGAAAGTAGATAGAATGACGTCTGCAGAATTAAAGCGTGATGTTAGATTGTTTGCGAGTAGATATCCTGAGGATTTTTTAGAGTCTATTAACGACCCTTTATTATCTCTTCAAAACAAATGTTCTAAATTTTTCAGTGAAGGTTTATTATTGTTAAAAAATAAAAAAGATGTTTATTATAACTTAAAAGGAAACAAAAAGAAATTACTTACAGTTCCTTATGGTGAAGATCCTTTATTTATTTTAGCATCATTTCTTCAAAGTGATGAAGGCTTAGAAGTTCTAAGAATATTAGAAGATAAAATAGATTAAAAACAAACCTAAATAGGTGTTAAACAAGAAGAGGCTTTCAGAAATGAGGCCTCTTTTTTTTTTGTATCTTTGTTCAAAGAAAAATAAAGAATGGCATCATTAATAAATACAGTCAGAGCAACTGTTCTTTCTATTGTAAATAAAAATAATTTTGGATATATTACTCCAAATGATTTCAACCTATACGCAAAACAAGCACAGTTAGATTTATTTGAAGATTACTTCTATCAATATAATTCACAGATAGTAAAACAAAACAAAAGAATTTCTGGAAGCGAATATGCTGATCTAGTAAAAGGTTTAATTGAAGTAATAGATAGTTTTTCTTCTACTAAAGGATTAATTAATGTAGGTATAAATTTATTTGATTTACCTAATGATTACTATTTAATAGATAAAATAAACTATTATCCAAATATCACAGCAACAGGTACATTAACTTTTGGTTCGATAGGAAACACTTTAATAGATGCTTCTGCAAATTTTGTATCTGGAGGTCAAGTAGCTGCAGGTCAGTTAATAGTAAATACTACAGGAGGAGAGTTATATTCTGGAGGAAGTGCTTTTGTAGTAAGTGTAGATAGTGAGACTCAATTGACAATATCAACTAATGATTTTTTTACAGGAGGATATATAGGTTCTTCTTATTCTATTTCAAGTACAAAAGGAATAAAAGAAATAGAAAGAGTTTCTCAGAATAAAATATTTTATTTAAACTCTTCACATCTTACATCTCCAAGTTTAATGTATCCAGCTTATGTTTTAGGTGGTGCAAATAATATAAATACAGGAAACACGATTACAGTTTATCCTGAATCAATAAACAACACAGGCACAGTTGTTTCTCAATATGTAAGATACCCCAATGATCCTAATTGGACATATGCTCAATTCCCTGGAGGTGAGCCATCGTTTGATGAGACAGCTGCGGATTACCAAGATTTTGAGCTACCTGCTTCAGATGAGACAAACTTGATAAACAAAATACTTCAGTATGCAGGGGTTTCAGTTAGAGAGATGGATGTAGCTAAATTTGGGAAAGTAGAAGAACAGGAAGCAAATAACCAAGAAGGACAATAATTATGGCATATATAAACGATTATACTTACTACGAGAATACAGGAAACCCAAACACAGAAGATGAGAATTGGGGTTCATATCAATATATACCATTAGAGGATATTGTAAACAACTTCATGTTAATGTATGTTGGTAACGATAAACTTATAAATAATGTTGAAAGATATAATATACTTTTTCACGCAAAAAGAGCTATACAAGAATTAAATTACGATTCTTTAAAAGAAATAAAAATACTTGAATTACAAGTATGTGACACATTAAGATTTGTATTGCCTTCTGATTATGTAAATTGGGTAAGAATATCTTTGTACAAGAATGGTACACTAATGCCTCTTAGTGAAAATATTCAAACAAATTGGAGTGATGCTTATTTGCAGGACAATAATTGTAGAATATTATTTGATCATGATGGGAATATACTTAAACCTTCTACTTCTACAATAGATTTACAAAGAATTACAGGAGGTAAAAAATCAATATATTTAAACCAGCAAAGCCCTTATAACGGACAAGAAGGTTATTTTTCTAACGGTGTATGGTATTTTGAATATCCAATAGGTGGAAGATATGGACTTAACACAGAGACTGCTAATCAAAACCCTACGTTTAGTATAAATAAATCAGGTGGAGTTATTAATTTCAGCTCAGACATGGCAGATGAGCTTTGTGTTTTGGAATATGTTTCAGATGGAATGGAAAAAGGAGATGACTCTTTAATTAGTGTAAATAAACTGTTTGAAGAATTTGTTTATGCATATATGAGATACACAATATTAAACAATAAGATTGGAGTTCAAGAATATATAGTAACTAGACTTAAAAAAGAAAAATCAGCTCTTTTAAGAAATGCAAAATTAAGATTAAGCAATATACACCCTAGTAGATTATTAATGAACTTAAGGGGTCAAAATAAATGGATAAAATAATATGCCTAATATTTCAAAAAATTTCATAAAAGGGAGAATGAATAAAAGTGTTGATGAGCGCCTTGTACCTCAAGGTGAATACATTGATGCTTTAAATGTTAGATTGGGTTCTACAGAAGGCACTGAAATAGGAGCTGTTGAAAATTCAAAAGGTAACGATTTAATTGCTCAACTTAATTTTAATGGTCAGCCATTAAGTTCTGGTGCTAAATGTATTGGAGCTTATGAAGATGGGGCAAATGAAACAATATATTGGTTTGTTAGTGATGAATCTAACCCTGTTTCTTCAACAGGTAAAGTAGATTTAATAACATCATATAATACAAGAACATTTGTTTTAGATTATCATGTAATTTCTACTTCAATTTTAAATTTTGACAAAGACTTTTTAGTTAATGGAATAAACTTAATAGGTGAATTTTTATTTTTTACAGACAACTTAAATGCTCCTAGAAAGATAAATGTTGAAAGAACTTATCTAAATCCAGATCCTGGTACAACAATTGACCAAATAACAGAGCAAGATATTGGAGTTATTGTTGCTCCACCATTAAACGCACCTGAAATAGAACAATTTCAAGTAGGTGGAGGAGAAAACTTTATGGAGGAAATACTACTTAGTTTTGCCTATAGATGGCAATATGAAGATGGTGAGTACTCATCGATATCTCCATTTAGCGAATATGCTTTTACCCCTGGTCCTTTTCGATTTGATTATAGCAACTATAATCAAGAAGGGATGAGAAATATATTTAATTCAGTAAAAGTAACTTTTGACACTGGAGGTAGAAATGTAAAAGATTTAGATGTTTTATTTAAATTTAGCACTAGTCAAAGCATAAATGTTGTTGAAAGATTTAATAAAGAAAATGAGGGTTGGTTAGACAATACAGATCAAACAATAACTTTTACAAATCAAAAAATATTCACAACATTACCTGAAGCTCAATTATTAAGATTGTTTGACAATGTTCCTAGAGTTGCTCAAGCACAAACTATTATGGGAAATAGATTGATGTACGGTAATTACATTGATGGTTACGACATAGTCGATAAAGATGGAGCTTCTATTTACCTTGATTATGATTTACAACTTATATCTGAGCTTCAAGAATCTGATAGTATAGCAGGAGACAGAGAAGGTTTTCAATACACTATTGACGGAGCTGTTAATGTTGTAAATTCAAAAGTATCAATTGATTTTGGAGGCGATAATATACAGTTAGTTGAAGGAGCGCAAATTGGAGTTAATTTTGATTACAATGGATCTGTTTATAGTGGAGACCCATTGTATGAAGATCAAAGTCAACCAGAGAATGTTTTTGAATACGATTTTATATTTAATCTTCAAACAGATTTTGGTAGCGTTCATGAAATGGCTACTAGCCCAGAATTCATTAATGCTATTAGTTCTTTTATCCCTATAGCTAATAACACTTGTATTCCTGTTTCAGGAGGAACAGAAACAGGAACGTCTGTTACTGATGCATTTATTTGTTCGGCAGTAGCTAAACAAAACTGGGAAAAAGTCGGTTTTGGAATAAGTGGAACACCCCAGGGTTTTATTATTGAATCTTCTTTTGGAAGTGATGTAATTTCATTTATTGCGCCTGCATTAAAATTTGAAGAATATGACCAAACAGTACAGCCTCCAGCTCCATTAGGAAATTTTGCTTATGAATATATAAGCTGTGTTTCTGCAGAAGGTTTTTATGCATTAGATGGATCAAAGCAAAGTTTACACAGTAACAGAGATTATGAAATAGGTGTTGTATATATGGATGACTATGGGAGAAGTAGTACTGCTCTAGTTGATACAGATAATACTATTTTTATTCCTTGCTTTAATTCAGTTGACAAAAACAGTATTAGGGTTCAAATGAATAGCTACCCTCCTTATTGGGCTACAAAATATAAATTTGTAATTAAAGAGTCTAAGGGACTTTACAGAACAATATACAGCAATATATTCTTTAGAGAAGAAGAGACAGGAGACGCTTACTATTTGCTTCAGGGAGACAATAGGGACAAGGTGAAAGATAACGATGTGTTATACGTCAAAGCAGATACAAATGGCCCTGTTTTAAATTGCGCTACAACAAAAGTTTTAGGTTTTGGATCTGAGGCTAAAGATTTTCTTTGTGAAAAAGATATTGACGGAAATATTTTGCCAGGATCACAAGAATGTGGTCAGCCAACAGGGACTTACATGTTAGTAAAGCCCACTAACTTTGCGGCAAATAAACCGCCAAATTCTAGAATAGAAGAGACTAGTTCTGGAGGCAGCAGAGATAAGCCTTTAGTTAATGTTTCATGCTCTATTGAAGATGAAGATAATCCTGGAGAATATATTCCATGGACTGTTCCAGCAGGTTCTCTTATAGAGATAACCATTAATGCTACTAGATATAGTCGAGGTGGAGGATGTGGAAGTAGATATTATGATTGGAGCAAAAAATTTATATCTTCAAATGATTATGATAGTTTATATGATTGGGTGTTAGGAGATAATATTGATTTTACAAATGGAATTTCATCAGGTAGTGATGATGATGCTCAAAATAATCAAATTCAGTATGATGATATAAAGATTTTTGAGGATCGATTAGCAACAACAGGTAATAGTTATGTAGGATTTCAGCAAGCTACTCCAACATCGCCTTTAAGATTTTGCTATCAATCAGGAACTCCTAGATGCGGTGGTATTAGACCAAGAAATTCTTATGCTAGTATTAATCTTCAAGTAGAAAGAGCATCTACTTTGACTATTTTTGAAACTGAGCCATTAGATGCAAATGATGAATTGTATTATGAAAATGAACAGACATTTGACATTGTAAACGGACTTCATTTGTCAGGAAATTCAGATGCTGACCAAGACCAAACTTTAACAAACCCTGCTATTGTTGATTTAACTTTTTTTAATTCTTATTCTTTTGGAAATGGAGCGGAAGAAAATCATGTTTTATCTGGACTTACAAAACCATTTATACAACTTGGAGAAAAAGTAACATCTGTTTCAGAAGAACAATACAAAGAAAGTCATAGGTTTGCTGATGTAACTTATAGTGGAGTTTTTAATCAAGAAACTAACTTAAATAAGTTAAATCAATTTAACCTGGCTTTAGCTAATTTTAAAACATTAGAAACATCATACGGACCGATTAGAAAAATGCATTCAAGACAGACAGACATCTTAACTCTTCAAGAAGATAAGATATCTTATTTGTTAGTAGGAAAAAACTTACTTTCTGATGCAGCAGCAGGTGGAGCTATAACATCAGTACCTGAGGTTCTTGGTACTCAATTAGCTAGAATAGAGGAATTTGGAATAAGCAGTAATCCAGAGAGTTTTACTTCTTATGGTTATAATGTTTATTTTACGGACTCAAAAAGAAGTTCAGTAATAGAATTAAAAGGAGGATCTGCTAAAACAGACCAATTAAATGTAATATCTACAGTAGGAATGCGTTCTTGGTTTAGAGACTTATTTACAACTTCTTTTGAAACTCAAAAACTAGGTGGATACGATCCATACATGAATGAATATGTTTTAAGCTCTAATACACAAATTATACCTCAGCCACCAGAAGAAAAACAGTGCGGATATGTGTTAACAGTAACAAATGGAGAAGATCCTTATACACTAAACCTTGATTGTACTACTGTAATAGGTACAATACCTTTTTCATATAACGTAAATGGTCAAGTAAATATAACTGCTATATGGAATGGAACTGAAGTTATAAATCAAGATGTCTCAGGGATAGGTAGTGTTTCTTTTAATAAAACACAAAACAGCCCTAGATATGTGGAAGTGACCACTACACCAATTGTTGTTTCTGACTATGATATTAATTTTGAATGTCCAATAGCTCCAGACGTAACAGTTAAAGAAATAGTTGTAAACTTTGAAGGAGACGCTCCTTTAACTACAGATGTAAGATACAGGTGGACACAAGGATCTTATTTAAGTCCTTACAGCACTAATTCTATTGTTTTAGAATCAGATGGTGTTTCTTTATTTACAGAGTCTACTGGTCCTGCTTCTTTTGGAGCTTTGCCTCCTGAAGGATCTACTGTTGTTATGCAGATTAGACAAAATGCAGGTCAAACTTATGAATTTAATCCTAATGCAGGGAAACTAAAATACCTATCAACTAATACAAATTACGATGAAGTAGATATTGATGTATTACTTCCATTATTAAATACAGCAACTCCAATTTCAGGAGGTCCTGAAAATTACGAAGCTCAATTCATTTATAACACAGCTAATACTTATTTGTATTTAGTTTGGGATTTAAGAAGCCCTACACCTATAGAGTTATGTTATGATGTTACCGCTTTAGATTCTTGTTGTGGATGTACTGGAGGCCCACCGCCTCCACCAGTTTGTAATAGATATAAAAGTATACCTTATGACAATACTTTACAAATCACATATCTTGATTGTGATGGAGACCAGCAAACTATATTTAAACAATGTAGTAGTCCAATTTGTGAAGGTGAAGAGTTTTGTGCTACAGAAATAATATCAACAAATGAAACACTAAACGATTTAGGTACGTGTTAAATATTAAAATTAATTAAAAAATGAGTGTAGTAAATAAATTTATTGATTCTGAAAACTTCGCAACAGCAATATCTGTTTACGATGATGTTAATTTATTGATTAAATCTCCAGATGGGTTCTATCAGTTTAATGGTATATATAGAGAGCAAGTAGGAGGTTTTCTTTCACCTGAAATAATATGCCCTGCTTGTGCTTTGCCTTGTGGAGAAATCGCAGGAGAATCTTCAGATATAAGAGGCACTTTTTTAGCAGAAATAAGTGGAGGGACAGATGTTGGAGCTGTAATTGTTTATTCTGTTGTTGGAGGCATAATTCCAGATGGCGTTCTATCTACATATAACGGACAGACATATAATCAACTTACATATATAGGAAATAACCAAGGTCCTGTTGGACTTAATACCCCATCTGGACAGCCAACTTATTATGGATCAAATCAAAATACACCATCGACCACGCCACCAATTCTTGTTTATAACATACAAACAGATGGAACATATGTGTCTTCTGGAACTTCTCAAGCTATTACAGTCAACTCTAATCAGCTTGATTTAAGAGGCGGTGGAACAAGAGTGTATACTCAGGTTATACCTAAAGACATATCAAGCGCTAGTGTTATTAATATTGATTATTACGCTCCTATTCAGGGTACGTTTTTTTCTTTTCAAACAGACTGTCCTATACAGTTAGATAGTTTTCTGGGTTCTAGTGTTCAAGCAGATGATACTTGTGGTGCTGCAACAATAAATTATTACTTTGCTCAAAACGCAAATATATCTGCAGGAGTTTTTGTTCCTGAAACATTAACAACTCCAGGGATAGGTAATTATGTTTATTTAGATAGTGGAGCAGTAAATGCAATAAACAATACGGCAACTAGTCAGTTTGTAATATTAGCTGACAATACATATATTGAAATACAGTATGGTATTGTTATAGCTACTGGAACATGTACTCCAGCAGGACTTCCATGTGGAGGAACTTTGACCCCACCTTCAGGTTCAAGAGGTGTATATCAATTAGATATAGATGCAGGAACTACAGTGTCAGATACTGGAGCTATTCTTATTTATTTTAACCCTGCTAGTATTCCTGACGGAATAAGAGTATTATATGATGGTGTTTTTTACAATAGACTATCAAGCGCTTCAGATGGAAACTTACAGTCTACTAGTGGTGTGGCAAATGCCTTTACTATACTAGGAGACCCTACAGACACCTGTGTTCCAGCTACACCTAATACAAGTGTTTATAACGCTTTTAATGGCTATGACTCAAATGGATGGATAGCAGACACCCCTTCTACTCGAAGTATAACAATTAATACAGGAGATGATATTAGAGGAGGTCAATCTCAATTTAACCTTATGGTTATACCTAAGCCAAACGCATCACCAGGCACTGTCTCTATAGAGGTTTTAGGCCCATGTGCAAGTACAGGATGGAACTTGTCAGTAGAGTGTCCTGCGGCTTTACCTAGCTTTACGGCTAATGCTATTGGTTCTAGTACTTTCTGTCAATCTGCAACAGGAACTTTTTTCTTTGCAAGATTTCAGAATGCAGTCAATACTTATCCTGTTCTAAACAACCCTATTTTCTTAGACCATGATGGAGTGACTAGAGCTACCGACCAAAACTATATAATGGATAACGGTCAATATATTACAGTAACAAACGGAGTTGTAAGTAACATACAAATTTGCACCCCCCCAACGTAAAAATAAAATATGGAAAATTACACAGTAACATATAGTGAATCAGTAAAGGGATGGCCTTCTTTTTATAGCTACTTCCCTGATTTTATATTAGGAATGAATCAGTATTTATATACCTTTAAAGGTGGAAATTTATACAGACATAACACCAATGAAAGACGTAACAACTATTATGGAGTTGATTATGATACAACCCTTACAGGTGTTTTTAATCAAGAACCTACTACTGTTAAAGTTTTTAAAACAATTGAATTAGAAAGTGACGACTCATGGGATATAAGTTTAGTAACTGATTTGGGAGCAGGTTTCATGCCTCAGGCAGATTTCGTAAAGAAAGAGGGTAGCTTCTTTGCTTACATTAAAAGAATATCAGGTACAGAGAACTTAGCGTTAAGATCTACACAAGGAATAGGTAAATTACTTTCTTCAACAGGTGCGTCAACTGGTATAATTACGGTTGAATTTAGCACTCCAACATCTAGAATAATATCTATAGGTGATGAGTTAAATTTTAGTACTCTTATTTCTGCTCCTAACAACTTCAGCTCACCTGTAGCTGTAGGTCCTATAACTTCAATTAGTAGTGATAGAAAAACGTTAACGGTTGATGCATCAAATTTCTTGCCTATTGGATCTACAATACCTAATAATGCATATATATTAGTGCTTAAAGACCCTGTTGCTGAGTCTTATGGAGCTACAGGATATTACATGGAATTTAAAGTAACAAACGACAATACATCTGCTGTAGAACTGTTTACTGTAGATTCTCAAGTATTCAAAAGTAATCCTTAGTTTTTTGTATCTTTGCGTAAATGAAATTTACTATAAGAGAATTAAATGAAAACGACTACGATACCATTTTAACTAAATGGTGGAAAGATTGGAGATGGACACCACCTCCAAGAGATTTTCTACCAAAAGATGGAAAAGGTGGCGTAGTGGTTTATGACGGAGAAATACCTGTTTGTGCAGGTTATATATATATAACTAACTCAAAAGTAGGATGGTGTGATTGGATTATATCCAACTTTGAATATGATAAAAAAACTAAAAGAAGAGAAGCTTTGTCTTTTTTAATTGAAGTTTTAACAGAAACATTAAAGCTTAATGGATGTAAATATTCTTATGCTTTATTAAAGTCAGACTCTCTTATTGATATTTACAAAAAAAATGGGTATATAAAAGGAGATAGTTATAACACAGAAATGATAAAAACATTATAATATGGCAGCATTTACATCAATAGCAGCAGCAACTATAGCAGTAGGAGGTCAAGCAGCAAAAGGTTTCATGGCAAGTAGCGCAGCCAAAGAAGCAGCAAGAGAAGCAGGTAGATTAGAAATTAAGCAGGAAGAATTAGAGCAAGAGTCCGTAGCTAGATTAGAGCAAAATTTCTATGATGCAATTAGAGCAACTACAGATATTTACGATAAACAACTTCAACTTTCAAATGTTCAAGGTTCTCAGATATTAGAAGCAGCTCAAGAAGGTGATCAAAGAGGTGTTGCGGCAACTGCAGGAAAAGTAAAACAAGTCCAGGATATTGGGACAGGACAAATTGCTGATAAATTTGCGATGCAAAAATTAGACATTGATATGAAACGTGCGGCAGCGTCTGAAATGGATGCAGCTAGAATTTCAGCTTTACAAGATGATAGGGCAGCAGCAGCAGGATTAGAAGCTGACGCTAAGAGAAATGAAGCAAATCAATTAGAGGCAGCAGCAACAGGTGCTTTTATAAGTGCAGGAACTAGCGCTTTAACCGCAGGGATAGGTGCTTTTGGAGGCGCAGAAGGAAAGGCAGTTGAAGGACTAGGAGGCGGTAAAGAAGGTCAAAAATTATTTGACTCTTTTAAAGCAACACAAGGAGGTGACCTTACAGGTAAACAAATGAGACAAATAGGTAGGGAAGGAACCTTGGAGGGTTTTGGAACTGAAGGGTATGGTAAAACTTCATTTGGAGAGGGTCTTACCGCTGTTGGAGGCGCTCTGACTACTGCTCTTGGAGGTATAAAATCAGCGGCTGGAAGTATAGCTGGGTTCGGACAGACTCCAACACCAGCAGGTTTAACTCCAGAACAGATAGCTTTAATGACACCAGAACAGATAGCAGCAGCAGTTGCATCAGGGCAAATTACAGTACCAACAAACTAAAGCATTAAATTATGGGTAACGCATTACAGGGAACTATAGCGGCATTAGATAAAGGTTTAATTGGAGGTAATCCACTTGAATCAAAGTTTGCAGCTATAGATAAAGGAATAACAGATGTACAAGCTTGGAAAGCTAATATAGACAAGCAGCGTCTTGACCTTAAAAAAAGCACTTCAAAATCAATTCGTGAAGCTGAGAAGTATGCTGCCGAGAACATGCCTAGTAATGATACAGCTGCAGCTAAAATGGTTGAATCTTTGGCTAAATTTAAAGAGGATGCATTTATAAGCGAAAAACTTGTAAGAAATGGAAATGTTCCTCCTGAAGAAAATTTAATATTTCAAGAAAACGGAAAACAAACTTTTGAAATTTTATCTGATTTTGTTAAAACATTTGGAGATGAAATAGATGTTACTGAAGAAAGAGCAAAAGGAAAATATATTACTAATGATAAAGGAGAACAAATTTTTGTTAAGCCACAATCTGGTGAATTAGAAGCTATTAAGCAACAGATACAAACTCAAATAGGTACGTTAGCTGGTGTTGATGTTAATTTTGATGATAAAGGCATGGGTATAGTTGATTTTTATAAAATGGAAGTTGACGAGAAAACTAAAACTTTAGTTCGTAAATTAGATAAAGACGGTAAACCAATTTATATAGACGGACAAAGTGGAATGAGTGTTTTGGCTCTTAAGCACAAAGCAAATACAAGAGCTGATAGGATATATATTACTGACCAAGTTGATGATTTTGCTAATAGTGCAGTTGGAACTAATTATGAGATAATGGTTAAGGATGGAACTGGACTAATGGTAGGAAATGTTATTGCTGACTCTAGAAATAATCCAGATCTAAAAGCAAGCGTCAATAATCAAGTAGCAGCCAACACAACAAATATAGAGCATGTAGCCAGTTTGTTCACTAGTGAAAACGGAATGGGAGGTAAGCTAGTTTCTTTTACTGACTACGATAATTTAACAGATGCTCAAAAAAAGGAGACATTTACAGTTGATATATTAGATGAGAATCTAGAAGCAAAAAAAGTTACTGTTCCTAAATATTCTAGGGTTGCAGCTGCAAACTCAAACAATGCTATTGTTCCAGAAATGACAGAAGAACAAATAGAAGCTGTTAAAGGTTATAATAGAAGAAGTTTAGTTTCAGGATTGCAAAGAAAAATAACAAAAGGAACTAAAAAAAGTGAGTTCCAAAGAAGTGCTGCTTCAATTAAGTCAGGTGATGAAGAAAAAGACTTCCAAGCCTCAGTAGATCTTATCGACCTTGCAGCTACAGGTGATGCCTCAAGTTTAAAGGCTTTAGTTGCTGAGAATCCAGACAAAATATCAGCTTATAATATTATAGGTGCAGGAGAAGATATGGAATTAGTGTTTATAGATGCTGATGGAAACAACATGGCCCCTATACCATTATCAGGTTTAGGTGTAGATGCAGGTAAGCAAATTGCGGCACAACTACAATTAAAAGCTCAAAGATATTTTGATAAATCTAAATTAAAGGGTACTAACAAAAAAGCAGGTGGTACAGAAGGTAAGTTTAAAACCGTAACAAAAGATTATGTAGGCTTAGGTGCGTTTAATCTAGGAGTTTCAGAATCAGATGGTATAAAAAGAGCAGGTACTGCAGCTGAAGTTTTTGCTAGTGCAACAGAAAGTAATCCTGATGAAGCAGAGGTTATTGGTGTAGCAAATACTATAATCCAAAAGGCTATACAAGAATATGATATTGACTCAAATATACAAGTAAGTGATATAGACGAGAATGGCCCTAATGACAGATATGTAATCACAGTAGATGGTGTAGATTACAAAAGCCCAGCGCAATCAAGCAGGAAAAATCACACATGGCTTCAAACAAATATGGATAAAGTCTTAAGAGGAGAGAAGCCAAATGGTACAACACAATCAACGCCAAATGTTGGATAAATAACTTTTATAATGGACGAAGAAATTCTTAAAAACATATGGAACACGCTAACTAATGATGGCGCAACCAAAAGTGATTTTGAAACTTGGAAATCAAATTTTTCAGGTAGTAAAGAAATACAAGACAATGTGCATGTTTATCTTACAGATAAGAAGTATACAAAAAGCGACATTGAAACTTGGAGAACAAATGTTGGAATAGCTACTTCTGAAAAAAAAAATCAAGTCGATACTCCTTCCACTTCAAACGAGGTCGTTACGGAATCCACTACAGAGACGGAAACAACTCCTGGATTTTCGGATGGTTTAGAAGTAGAAGTTGAGGAAGAATTCAATATAAATATTGACGCACCAAATAGAAAAGGTGTTCAATTAAATGACGATGGAAGTGTATCTACGCACAAAATGAAAACCGAAACTTTTGATGGAGAAAATTGGTTTTCTTTCCCTACAGTATTTCAAAATGAAGACGGAGAATTTGTTGACATGTCTGAGCAAGCAGAATCAGATTGGAAATCTGTTTACGAAGAAGCTAAAAAAAGAGGAGAGGTTGCTGATTTTGGAACAGATAAACAATCTGCAATTGCCTATGGTGAAGGTTCATGGAAAGAAAGATATGATTCTAGAAAAAACAAAAATCTATTAAAAGATGACCTTAGTTCTTTGTTTGAAAAAGCAACAAATCCCAATCGAGAAAGAGGACAGGGAAGTATAACATTCACAAAAACAGACAGAGCTATTGAAACTAAAGGTGAGTTTTTAGATTTACCTATAGATGAACAATTAAAATTAAAAATAGAAGCTGATCCTAATATTCAAAAAGCATTAGCTATAGGATATGTAAAGCAATCAGATATAAACTCTGCATTAAAAGGAAATAAAAAATCTATTGAAAAACTACAAGAAGTTTCTGTAAAGTCAATTAAAGACAATGCATTAAAACTGCAAGAAGAAAAACAAAAAGAATATTCTCAATATTCTGATGTAAAAAACTTTAGTTACACTCCTGAAGAAAAAGAAAAAAGAAATGCTATAATTAAAAAAGTTAAAGACTTTGATGCAGAAACGGCAAGGCTTATAGATTTGGCAGGCCCTAATGCTAGCGTTGAAAAACTTCAGTCTATATTTCAAAGAGAAGATGGAGCTTATACTGATGAAGAGTTTGAGATTTTTGAAAACTCAGATTTTGAACCAACAGGTTTTGAAGATGATGTTTTAGGAGAAATGTATGACCAGCAAACTTTAAAAAAGCTATCAGGTGATGGTAATAAAATTGACATATCTGGATTTAATGGCTATTTAATAGAAAACGGATTTAAAGAAAGATACGCTAAGTTGCTAGAAAACGAAACAATATCTGAAGATGGAAGATATTACGACTATTCTGGAAACTATAATCCAACTTTGGCAGCTGAGAAATTAAAGTATGATTACCTAAAAAACTATTTAGCTGAAGTTGATTTGCAAAATGTAAACAAACAAGTTCTTGAATACGAAATTAAGAATGAAGGCAAGAATCCTTTTTTAAATGGTGATGTAGATAAAATAGATTTAAAACCTGCTATTGCAATAGATGAGCTTAGGGATTATATGGAAGAAGAATTTCCTACTTTGTCATTTGCAGTAAAAAAACAAAAAGCCGAAACAAAAGAAAATTATCAAAAAGAATTAGAAGGTGGTGCAGGTGGTTCAAATACTCAATGGTTACTCGATGCAGGATCTCAAGGGGGTCGTTCTGTAAATGATAGGATAAATAGTTTTTCTGAGTGGGCTTATGATTGGGTAGGCATGGAATCTGTTATTGATGAAATTCAAATGAATCAAGCTGAAACAGAACTTAACAGAGATGATATGCTTAGATATACCTATGCAAGTGGTAAAAGCGCTTTTGCAAATGGTAGAGAGTATATGATTGATGACAACGGAGAAATATATGATTTAGATTTAAAGATAAGAGTAAGCAGCGTATTAGAGCCAGAACAAATAAAAGAAATAAGAAAACAAGTTCAGTTAAATGGAGTTGATGTAAGTAGTTTTAGTGGCACAGGAGCAACAGTAACAACTGCAGGTGTGGCTTCAGATATGCTACTTCAGATAGCTCTTACTAGGGGTGTTGGAATGGCAGGTCAAACTGTAAAAGGAATTGCATTTGCATCTAAATACAAGCAAGGTAGACAAGTTGTTTCTTTGTTAGAAAAAGTACCTATGAGAGCTTCAACAGCTTCAGCTATGATTGCTCAGGGTACTTTAATGAGTAGCTCATTAGCGTCACAAGTTAGAAAGTCAGCTCTAGATGCAGGTTTATCAAACGAAGAAGCAAATTTATTAGCTTCTGAAGCAGCGACTCAGGGATATGCACTAGGTGTTTTAACAGCCCCAATATCTACACAGCGTGTTGCTATGGATAAGATATTTGGAACAAAAGTAAAACAAAAAATTGTTGAGAATACAATTAACAGATATGCGCAAGGAGCAGGGATTGAAGCGTCTAGGTCTTATTTACGAAAAACATTAGATGGAGTTATAAGAAATGTTCCTGTATATTTAACTGAAGGTGGAAAAGAATTTTTTCAAGAAAACATTCAACAAGGCGCACAAGCTTATATTATTGGTTCAGACATAAACGAACAAGCAGGTGAACAAATAATGAAGGAGACTATTAGTTTAGATGACTTTGCTAACACCTCCATAATATCTTTAAGCGCAGGTATCTTAATGCCTGTTGCAGGAGATTTAAAAGCAAATACAACTAGGTCTTTTAGTATGACTGGACGAGGTGGTAGAGCTATTGATCAAATGAAATCTTTAGCTTTATTAGCTAGTAATGTAAAAAAAACACAATCACTTTTAGATTCACAAGTAAAGAGAGGTATTTATACGCAACAGCAAGCTGATAACTTAATGAGTGATGTTAAAATATTTAATGAAACCATTAATGGTTTACCATCAAATTTAAGTGCTGAAACATCTTTACAGGTGATGAGTGACTTAAATAAAATTAAGCAATTAGAATCAGAGAAAAAAGTATCTGAAGTTTTCTCACCTTATCTTGATGTTCAGATTCAGGATTTAAAAAACAACATAATTAAAAACAGCAACTTTGATTTTGTAAATAACAAATCAAAACAAAAACTAATGGATGATGCAGGCAAAGAGTTAGTTGCTGAAAAAGAAGCTGCAGGTGAACAAAACTATAAAATAAATAACAGCGAAATTAGAAGTAGAGCTGTACAAAACTTTAATAAGTTATCAATGGAAGAAAAGCAAGCCTTAGCTTTTCCTGTTGAAACAGCTAATGAAGCTGCATTAGAAAAAGATAAGGAAAGCGAAACTAAAAAAGAAAACGATGCCATTCAAAAACCAAGCACAGAGAAACAAGTGTTACAAGATGATGGAGGAAGCCAAACAGATGGGGCAGACTCCGAAGTGGAACTGCAGCAAGTGGGAGAAGGAGACGTTGAGACAGATACCGAAACGAAAGTCGAAGAAGGTGACACGCAAACCGATACAACTATCGACACGACTACGGAGACAGATGTTGAACTCTTAAAACCAAATTCCCCTGACTCAGCAGGTAGATATGAAAACTATTCTTCTGATAAAGTAGAGGTTAATATTTCGGCTCAAAACGACCAAGGTCAACCTTCTGCCAGAAAAAATACTGATTATAGATTTGAGGTAAGAGTTAATACAAATCAAGGTGGTCAAATGACTAGAAGCAATGCTTTAACTAAAAGCTTTAAAACTTCTAAAGAAGCTAAAGCTTATGCAGAAAAGATTGCATCAAATGACGCAGCTAAAACTAATCAGACATCTACTCAACCTTCCTCAGCAAAGAAAGGTGTGAGTGTGAACAATGATAATAAGGTTGAATCATTTGCTAATAGATTAGTAGATGGTGAATCTACTCAAGAGTTTGGTGATGAAGCTCAACAGTTTTATGCTGAGAATCAAGCAGAGATCGATGCGTTAGTTACACAGAAAAGAAAAAATGTTCCTAAGGATAAATCTAAAACAAAAAGATTAGCTACTAAAATAGCGAAAGGAGAGACTAACTTTTCAAATGAGCAGATAGATTTATATGCTGCAAATGAAGCAGAAGTACAGGCTGAGGTAGAAGCCATTGCTAAAACAAATAGTCAAACTGTAACGGCTGATACATATAAAGGTATTTTACAATCTATAAAGAGTACCACTAGAACTGATAAGGCAAAGCAAGAAGGAGAAAATACTCAGCGTAAAAGATTTTGGAAAGCGTGGAACAAGGCCAACAGAGAAGGTAAACAAGATTTAAAAACCAAAAGAAAAGACCTTAATAAACAGATAAAGATATATTCTAAAGGTAAAAAGGGAACTATTACTGCAGCACAAACAAAAGCTGTTATAAACAAAGTTAATAGTGTTAATCTTGATAATCAAGTGGCTGTACAAGAATTAATAGAGTATTCAGAAAAAGTATTTAATGACGCTGATTACGCAGCAAAACTTTTGAAAGCAGAGAAGCTTAATAATAGAGTGACCACAAGATTAAATAAAGGAGACTATGGATTAAATCCAGACCTTATATCTAGGTTAGGAACTATACTAAATACTCCAACTAAAAATCTTACTAGTGAAAACATAGATGGTTATAATGATTTCTTAAGTAATCTTCTAAAGCAAAAACAAAATGTAAAGTTAGATAATCAGTTAATAATAGATTCTCAAAACATGGCTGATTCTTTGTATAATGAAAACATTCAAGATACAGATGAAGAGACTGAAACTAAAGAAACTAAAACTTTAAAAACTATAGTAGATAAAATTATTAATGAAGATGTAGATGGTGAAACTTTAATATCAGAAGATTCTAAGTTTATTGAAAACGACTTAGATAAACTAGATTCATTTACATTACAAACTCTTATAGATAAAATTAACTCAGCAGAGACTGATGAAAATCAAGAGCTTGTAGAAGCTGCTAATAAATTTGCTGAGAATAGACAGGCCATTATAACAAAAATAAAATCTAGGTCTAAGGGTATAAGTTTAAAAAGCCTTGACAACACAACTAAAGAAGCAGGTGGTGTTCAAGTGTTTCAAAACATTAAAGACAGCGACCTAATTGGCTTAACAGGTAAGCAATTAGATTTATTAGAAGTTAGTCTTGAAAACATTAATAATGGTCATTATACACACGCTGCAAACAAACTTGGTCAGTCAATAAATAGTAGGGCTTATGACATGCGTCCTTTAGTAGACAAATATGGAACTACTAAAAATAAAATAGCTATGGTCAAAAGCAGGGCCGAAGCTGCTTTAAAAGCTGGTTTAAAAAACGCCACAAAAAGGGGAGCAAATTCCACAACATCATTAGAGATGCTAAGGACTAATCCTTTATCTGCAGTAGATAATGCTTTTGGAAACTATAAAAACAACACTATAAGAAATAATAGTTTTGAACCAATAGCCACAAAGTACAGTCAGTTTAAAACTTGGTCAGGAAGACTAACAGATAAGCTTGATGCTGTAGAACAGATAATAGCTCCTACTTACAAAGAAGGAACTAATCCTGCAGTAAGAAGAAGGTTTGAAATACAAACATACTTACTAGCTTTAGAAAGCGAATCAAACGCAGGTAATAAAGGAGTTGCAGAAGCAAATAAATTTATAGACAAGACTGTAGAAAACTTTAACAATTCTAAAACAAAAAGCAATTATACTCAAGCTGACATAGATATATTACTCGATATAAAAGCAAAGAATAGCGAAGGAGGAGTCATTACAACTAAGAAGATGAAACAAAATTTATCTCCACAAGTAATGAAGGCGATAGGTATAATGCAGGAAATTTATGGTGCTTTAGGCGACAAGCAAGCCTATGCGACAACTATTGTAAGAGGTAATAAATTAGACTTATTGAACAATTATGTTCATCACAAAGTTGATGCTACAACTGACAAATTAGACCAACAATTAATATCACAGAAAAACTACATAAATCCACAAACAAGTACTGAATCTAAAACATCTATAAGTAGAACTCCAGGAGCAAAGGCAATTGATTTTGATCCTGTAGCTACAGCACTAAGAGCTTTAAGAATGGCAGGTATGGATTACTATTTAACTAATGAAATACAAACATCTAGAAAAGCTTTAACTCAATTAACTAAACTTTCTGAACAAGACAATGCTACAAAAGAAGTAATAGAAGCAACTGTTTCTTTGTCAAGAGCATATGATGAATCTATTAATAAGGTTTTGTCTAGTAATTTTAGTACAGACGTTATAGGAGGAAAGTGGTTTGATTCAGCAAGAAAAATTGGTTATTATAGTACGCTAGCATCTGCTCCAAGAGCTGTGGCAGAACTTGGAAGTAACTTGACATTTGGATTGATGTCAGCTCCTAAAGAATTAGCATTAGGGTTAGGAAAATATTCAAAATTATCTTTAATGCAAAACGGATTGTCTTTTGCAGAAAATGTAGGGTCTACAACTGTAACTAAAAATTGGGGTTCAGAAATACTAGGAGGTTCTAAATCAGAAAACGCTGGTGTAGTTAGAAACAAAAAAGGAAGTAAACGAGCTAGTGGTAGTAATGTTAAAAGTACTTTTCAATACGCAGCTCGATTTGGTAAAAAGTTTGCAGATGGTTCAGAGTTTTTGGCAGATAATTTATTAAGTACTCCTGATAAAATGATTTCAAGACCTTTATTTTTTGGAACTTTTGCTAAGGTTTTTAAACAGGAAACTGGTCAAGACATGGACGCAGATAAAATATCAAAAAATGACGAAGCATACATGACTAAGTATGCAGATGCTATTCAAGCTGCCAAGAGAGCAGCTGATGCTAAAGTTACTCAAGCGGCAACATCTAATGACCCCTTTAGTGGCGTGTTGAAAAATCAACTCTCAGATCAAGATGGTGCTAGAATGATATTATATAAGTCAATAAACTCCTATATGGCTCGGTTTACTATCAATGAATTTGTAACAGCAAGACAAGCTGTTGCTTCTATGGTTGGACAAGGAGAAATGGGTGCTATAAAAGGAGGTGCTACATTAGCAGGAATCATGACTAGAATGAGTTTGTACGTTGTTATGTACAAAGCACTAGCTTCTATGTTCAATGGAGTGTTAGGACTTGATGATAAAGATGACATAGATTATGAAGAGTTAACCACTAGACAATTAGCAGGTGCAGGAGTTTCTTTAATAACAAGAGGTACTTCAGGAAACTTTCCTATGATTCCAATAAATTTAGCTATTGAAAAATTAAACGAGGAATATGGAGAAGATTTAGGTTTATGGTCAGACAAAGATGGCAAAGGATATAATCCATATATACATTCTATTATATTTAGTGTAATAAACCAACAAAAATTAGAGAAAGAAGGTGTAGCTGAGTCGGCAATAAGAATTGGTGCAGGGCCTTTAGCTCCACAAGCTAGTAGTTTATTAAGAATGGGTGATTTACTTGCTAAAATGGGAAGCAAAGATAAAAAAGTTGCCGACAGAGCAGCAGCTGAGTTTATGACATTAAGAACTGCTTTAGAGGCTAGTCAGTTTACAGGAGTACCATTACCACTATACAAGGATATAAGAAGATATATGATGGCTCAGAATTGGTCTGACATAAAAGCTTCTAAACAGCAAGATTTAAAATTAAGTGATGAAGATTTTAAAATAATCTATGGAGAAAGAGAACTTAAAAAAAGAAAAGCTAGAAAATCTAAAGCTAGAAAACAACAGAAAAATTCGCCTGCTGGTAGAAAAATAAAAAAACTAGAAGATGAACTTAAAAATTTAGACTTCTGATGATTTTTTTTTAGGCTCGTCTAACAATTGCTGAAGCTTTCTTATTAAATTATAATTAGGCTTTGGCTTGAGCTTTTCTTTAATAATTTGACTTGTTATGTGTTCTTTCATTTTCAATTTCTTTTTGTAGGTTAGCTAAGGCTCTCCAGGCTACTTTAGCCGAGTGTCTAACTCCATCGGAATCTACAGTGCCACATTCCATTAAGTGCCTTGTAAGAGCGTCTAATTCGTCTCCTGACTTATCTCTATCCCAATTTAACGGAAGGTCAGGGTTATGTTGTTGTTGCCCTGCATAACTGCATTGTGCTATTTCTTTTATAGCATCTGGGAAATACATCAACACCCCTGTATAAACTGGAGTTTGTTTTCTTTGTTTAGCCTTATCCATAAAGTGCCATTCTTTTTTAATCATTAAAATATCCATGTATAAACACTAGACCAAATAAAAAAAGTTACTATCAATATAATTATCCATGCAAATATTTTTGTAAAATATTTATCTTTCATAATTAAAAGATATGAGTTAACCTTGCTACTTGACCATGGTCTTTTGAATGTATAAAACCTTCTACTGCTTTTATGCCACCAACTCCATATCCTTTTCTATGATGCCAGGAATCTGATCCGCTTGGAGATCTCAATGATTCAACTGTAATTCCATGATAGTCTTTTGAACTTTTGTGGTGTATGTGGTGAGTATAAACATATCTATGTTTTGTATCAGCCCATTCTCTTGAAAACTCATTAGCCATTATTAACGGAAGGTCAGCTAGCTTTGCTCCATCTCCATGTGTAGTTCCAATTAAATTTTGACCATACTTAAATCCCTTTCTATGAGCTATACTACAATCAAATGTTATATTCTTAGACTTTCTAAACCAAGACTGTATAGAATCGGATAACATAAATCCAGATATATAATCGTGGTTACTAGGATTGTATACAAAATGAACATCAGCTACAGACATCAATGTCTCTAGAATATCTATGTAAAGTTTTTTAGCAGTCATAAAGTTTTCATACCACATCCCATCAGTATCTTGAGGTGTTCCTGCAGTAGTTTTTCTATGAGGTTCGTCTATATGAAGTATATCGTTACCACCAACAAAAAGAATTTTATCTATATTAAATCCATTTGATTTTTGTAAAATTCCTTTTACGCCTTTCTTAACCCTTTTTACTGCTATCTGAGAGTTATAATCTTCGCCTGTTTCAAAGCTGGTTGCAAGCTTTCCTATGTGTATATCAGCAGGATCTATAACTAATAAGTGACCAGTCTCTGACTTAGTTCTTTTTATCTTAGGATATGAAGGAGAATGACTATTCATAGCCTTGATTATGTCCTGTCTCACTTTGTCAAGACTTACTCCATTATTTTTCACATGAAGAGAGAAGCTTTTACCCTTATACCAATAATGATTTACATCGCTCATTGGTATTCCGTTGGTTTCGCATTCTATTTTTAATGCTCTATGGTTTTTTACCATTTCACTTTCTTCATCAGTAAGTCTTGGTCTGTATCCTGCGTCTTTATTAGTACTCATCTTCAGTTGTTTTTTGTGTTTCTCGTAAAACTATTTGCAACTCTCTTATTGAGGACTTTAGAGATTCAGTATCTTCATCCATTAGTGATTCGTAAATATCATCACTAAGTGAATTTATTCTTTCCATTAAAAGATTTATAAATTTTATGGAATTATGGTTGTGTATTTGTATTGCCATTTTATAATTGTTTCCTAAATTTAACATAAAAAAACAATAAAAAACAAAATAGTTATTAACTATCCATTTGGTATATTAGGCTTTTACCAAAAGCCTCATCTATCTTAGATATAGCTTTGTAAATGACTTTTGATCTTCTTTTTGTTTCTTCACGATCTTTCTTTAAACTATCTAATCCCAGGTTAGTGTACATCGTACAATCAATTCTAAGAAGCTCATCAATCTTCTTTTTATCTGCCCAACTTTTAAAGTCTATTATCTTCTGTATGTCTTCAAATTTATAATCCATTTTCTATTTTTTCTAGTGTTAATAACTTTCTTTTTAAATCTAATATTTTTTGTCTTATCTGTTCTTTTTCAGTGTTTATAGTCCTAATCTCAGCAAGGCATTGTAAATAGTTTTCTTTAAACTTTGGGTCAAAATCTATAAGTGATTGACCTGATCTAATCCCAAACAATACAGTTGCATGATTTCTATTAAACAATTCACCTATTTTTTCAAACGTGTAAAACTGTGTTTCCCTGAATATCATGTAAGCTATTCGCCTGGCATCAACATGCTCTCTTTTTCTAGTCTTTTTCATTATATCCAAAACCCCAGTTGCTGACTCTACAGCTTCTATTATTAATTTTTCTGAATTTTTCATTTAATATATTTATTAGAGTTTATATAGTCTAGGTATCTGTCTACTTCTATTTCGTTAACGTCTATTAGCACAGTAGGAGCGCAATCAGCTTCTCTATAGTAATCTAAAACAAAAAATATATCAATATCTTTTTTTAAATTAATATAACCAGCTATGCTTTGTATTTTTCCAGCTGTGCTTTTTAACCCTATTAGCTCATCTATTTTAGATGCTATTTTATTTTTTACATCCAATTCAAATGTATGCATTTGTTTTAGAAAGTACTCGTCCAATTCAAATTCATCCTCTATATATTTCTGTTCTGACTCCATGTTTTTCTAATTCTTTTAATCTAAATTCTTGTAAGGCAGACACCCTGCCCTTTGGCTTTTTTACTTCTGAAAATATAACCCCACAGTTAGGAGGTATAGCAACAAGATCAGGTATACCATTCTTATTAGTCTTAATAAGCTTGATAACATAGTACCCTTCAGCTTCTAATTGTTTAATTCTTTTCGCTTGTATCTGTTGTTCCGTCATTATTTCCAGTCTTCTGGCCATAACTTCTTAGCTATTTCCTTTCCTACTATCATTACTACCCAGGCTAAACATAGCCAACCAATTGATTCAATCATTTTTTTTGTCTATTAATTTGTTTAACGTTTCCATTGTTTTATTTATAACTAATTCATATAATTCTTCCATTGCCTCTTCTACAAATTCTGAGTTTATATCATCAATATAAATATTTTGCCCCTCTTTATCAAGATACTCTAGCGCCCTTATAGCTTCTGTTAAAGAATTAGTTAAGTCTGAATCGTAATAATGTACATCTTCATTGACATTAATATTACTGGTGTCTTCAGTAGCTATATATACTGAATACCCATCAGCTGTTGAATCTTCATAAATGTAAAAATAACATTCATTAGACCAGTTATCTGTTAGTTTAAATTTAAAATGTTCCTGTACTTTTTTTAGTTTTTTCATTGTATTTAATTTAAAGTTAATAAATCTCTTTTGAAATGATTTAGAGTATAATTCTTCTTTTTGCTTACTGCTTTATATATTTTACTTTCTATTCCTCCTTCTGTGAAAATCCAAAACACTTCGTTTTCAAGTCTTTCTTTGGTGGTCATTCTATCTCTTGATTGCCAGTAACTTGTAGCACTAAAATCTATGTTGTAATATACTAAATATTTAGCATTACGCAAAGATATTCCTTCTCTTCCACTGACAATTTGCAAGGCTATAGACTTATCTGTGCTGTTAAACTCATCTAAATCAGTGCATATACTATCTCCATAGACTTTCTTAATTGCGTTAAGCTCTTCCTTAAACTTATAGAATATTCCTATTTTATTACAACAAAAATTATCGTATATGTATTCAGCTTTAAACAAATCAAGGACCATGGAATTTCCACTTTCAAACTTAACAGTACCACTATACATTTGATGTAGCTTCTGCATAAGCTTTACACTTGTATCAGCTAGTATAACTTCATCTTCACCTTCCAGAACAAGCAGCTTCTTTAACTTAGAACACATAACCATTAAACTTTCAGGAGCATCGACAAACAAAATTTTTTCTTTTATAGAAGATTCAAATCCTGCTTCTTTTTGTGTATATGAAATAGTATAAGGATTCATGTCATCAATTATGGTTTCCTTGGCATCAGAATAATCATTCACCATAAATCCACCTATTCTTTTAGTGGTAACTGTTACGTAGTCACTAGCAAATTTATAAAAGTTAGAATATTTATTAAATGGATTGTTTGGAATTGAATATACTTGATGATACATTTGACTATAAGACTCAGGCGTTGGCGTGCCTGAAAGTAATATAACATATGGTTTGTTTTTTCTAATAAGTTCAGATACAGCTTTGGCTCTTTTACTTGGCTTTGGGAAAGCTCCCATACCATGTGCTTCATCACAAACTACAGCATCCCAAACTGCTTGGTCGATCTTGTGAAGTGATTCATAGTTTATAACTTGCAGTTCATAGTCTGGATCAAGCAGATTGTAATCTGATTCTATCGAGCTTATTGCTCTCTTCTTCGTGATGAACAATACTCTGTTCACACTCATCATCTTATCTAGAATACCTAGAGAGGTAAGTGTCTTACCTGTTCTCACCTCCATAGACAGGTACAGAAATTTCTTAGTTAATAAAACTTCTGTTCCCTTATCTATAATGTTTTGTTGATAATCTCTAAATTGTATCATATTCTTTTCTTTTTTCCAATAAAATCTTACATTTCTCATAGTCTTCCATGTCTTCAAAATACTGAATAAGATCGTCTACAACATCTACAGTAATAGGCTTAGTTATATCATGTATAAAAAACTCCACATCTCTAATAATTACATCTGATAAAGGAACGTTGTAAACTACCATTTCGTATGAATTCAACATACCATAATAAACTTCGTCATAATCGTAATAACCTTCAAACTTTTCCATATAAATTTCTTAAATAGTTCAACACCTCTGGCAATTTCTCAGCAGCTTTATTTTGATTCTTATACAATACAGATCCTAATGTTTCTTTGCTGTAAATTGTTATATCTTTTTCCTTACAGTAGAGAGAAGGTTTACCTTGAGTAGATATACCTCCTTTTCTTACTGCAATTCTACAATGACCAGTTAATTCCATTGGCTTTATATAAACCTGGAAGTCATTATCAACACACCAATTAAAATCAGAATGGAAGTCTAGTTTCGTCTTTTTCTTCTTCATTTTTTGCTGTATTATTTGTTATAAACATAATCCATTTACCCTGCATATCTCTATTGGTCTTAGGCTCATTTCCTGTCTTATACTTTCCGTAGTATCTTAACCACTTATTAAATTCAGTTCTTGATACAGTTCTCTTTCCTGTTCTTGAAAAGTCAGGGTTATCCTGAACAAATTCATTATAAAGGTCATTAGTGTATAGTTTTTCGTCAAGTCTTATAACTCCATTAGTTACCTCTGAAGAAGTTAAATCACACCACTCAATAAAGTCTTGTGACGTATTAGAACCTAATGTCTTTATACTTGAGTTTTTCCAATTACCTTTTATCAAGCCATTGTTCAGGTAGAACATAACATTCTCAATCATATAATTATCAAATGCACACCATTCTTCTACTGACCAATCTGAAAATAATAACTTTCCAAATTCTACTAATGGGGTAAAATCTTTTGTATAGAATTGTCTAAACTCTAATTCCCACTTTCGTCTTTCAAATGAATTACCTCTTCCCTTTATTGCGTAGTTTGTTGTTATAGCTACCTTTGGAGACCTGCTAAATGGTATCTTGATAGCATCTTTATTTTTCTTTTCAAGAGTCATTCCTTCTGTGACTACACTAAATAATCTTTCAAAATCAAAATGCTTCTTTACATCATCAAAACAAAGTATCTGTGTATCTGCTGAAACTAATTGATAGGCAAAGCTTTTCTCAAAATTAAAAGCCTTACCATCTATAACAACTAACTTCTTCATTTGAGATAGTGCATTGATAAACAAACCTTTACCTGTCCCTCCTTCAGGATCTTCCGATACTGATTCATCATTTAATATTATTGCAGGACAGTATGCTAAATTTTTATATGCGTGTAACATAAATCCGATAGTACTTCTCATTGACTTCATGTTATGCTTATCATCTCCTGATATATTCTTTATGAATGTTTTGTAATCACATTCAAAAGACTCACATACTTGGAAGTCTCTATCAATAACCTGGTCCTTCCAAACGTGTCCACCTAAGTCTAGATAGTCTATAGCGGTCTTTCCATCCTTTGTTACTTTTACAGCACAATTTCTATAATAAAGATATGCTGTGTCCCTGTCGTCCTCTACAAAGTAAACGTCAACAGTACCTAACAGGGAAAGAAATTCTTCTCTAAAGAATCTAGTTTTGTCTGCAAAGAAATTATATACAGACATATCATCTAACTTTTCAAGATAACCAAGTACAAAGTCTTTTATTTCTTCTTCTGTAGTGTGGTCTATAAGGTTATTGGTAACTCTAACAAATATAAAGTTCTTACTCCCCTCTGGACAAAACTTCTTGAATCCATTGTCCTCAAGAAAATCCCTAAACAAGTAGTGTATCATTGTTATAACACCTTTCTCATTCTTACTCCAGAATCTCTTGTCGCTTTCATCTTCTTCAATAGAAGTTAATACAGCTTCAACTACAGCGTCTTCAATATTGGATTCAGCTAACTGAAGACGAATTTCCTTTTTTGATACTCCACGTTTTAGTTTCATCTTAACAGAATTAACTTGATCCTCATCCTCATAATACTTAGACCCAAAGTTTTGTGTCTGACTGTATGCTGATGCTATAGTGGTCTTTATCTCTTGTGAAGTAAATGTTTTTGATTCAAACTGAGACATGATATACTCTGCTAATGATTTGCTAATTCCATAGTCATTAAATGCAGCAGCGAGTATATAAACGTTATTGTTTCTTTCACCATCTACTAATCCGTACTTTCTTGTCCACCAAGTCATAAGTATTTCTACTATCTTATTCTCATTTGTTATTGGTATAGTTGGTCTCGAAGAGTATTTGTCTACAACCTTGTATTCCTGTTCCTCAATCTTATCCCAAACATTTGAGTTTAAGTTAATAAATATTAATGGATCGTAAGACTCGTAACATACTCTTGATATGTTCTTACTTGTCTTATCGAAATATTCTGAGTTATAATGTTTTTCTAATGATGTAAAGTAGTTCTTGTGATTCTCAATATCTGCAGGTATCTTTACTAAAGACTTTAATCCGTTACCACTTGGCGATACAAATACAGAATATGTGAATCTATCCTTTGATAACCTTTCCTTTTCGGCTAACATATCTTTTTTAGTCTTGTATCCATCAAAGTCTAAGCAAATGAATCCACTATGTTCAATGATGCTATCATCATTTCTTTTATTAAATGTTCCAGAAAAACAAATTGCTGGTAAATTCTTTTTTAGTTCCTGTCGAACCTCTTTATTCTTCTCTGACCTAATCTGCTTAATCAAATCCTTAGACTTGCCATCTTTCATTCTATCAAGAATAGATGCCATATCTTTAAAGAACGGAGTAGATGTGTCTTTTATGTTTCTAAATATTGTTACGTTATTGCTCATTATGTTGATTTTATAGTTCTATATATCTTTATAGCGTTTATTTAATTTTATTTTTTTTATTTCCCATTTCTAAGGGAAAAAATTAACATTTTCAACATTTACTAAAGAAAAAACAAGGGGTAATTAAACCCCTTGTCTTCTTTTAGTTAGTTAATTAGAAGGGTAAATCTGCCTCTTGTACAGGTGCTTGGTTAGGTGCTGTGTCCACTCCATTATCCTTCTTCTTGGGTACAAAAGTGTCAAGTTCAATGTATGGTTTACCTGCCTGACTGTTAAGTACATTTAGGTTAACCCATCCATTTTTTTGGTTTTCATGTAAAAAAGCAACAGCATCTTGAACTTTTACGCTGATGTTGCCGATTACAAATTCTGGTGCGTTCTCTCTTCTCTTGAAGATAAATCCGTCTGCAAATATTTTGTCGTTTGACATAATTAATGGTATTTAATGGGTGCTTAGTTGGAGAAGCACCGCTGACTCCTTTAAAATGATAATCTATATATCGGCACTAAATGACGTTTGCTGCCGATGATGAGTGTGAACAAATACTAAAACTGTTCATACTCTATGTACTGTGTAACGTCCTCTACTGAGCCCTCAGCAAAGAACTTATTATATACTTCTATAGCTCTTAAAACCTTATCACGACCCCTTAGTAGCGTTTCTTCTGATGGTTTAGCTATCTTTAGTTTCAATGTGGTCTTGTCTATTATATAGAATTCAACTGGCTTACCGAATAGCTGCTCGTATATATAAGCCTGGCTATCATAGTTATAATCATTTGCACTCCACTTAAACTTATCTATGTTACCTGTGGTCTTGATGTCTATAACTTTATCAGCTGTAACTATATCTGCCTTACCTTTCCACTCTATTCCAAATATGGTAGCAATTGCAGGTTGTTCGTATATATTACCTTGAGCATATATGTCGCTATACATTACGAAGTTAGATTTCATTGCATTAACCCATGTTGTTATCTCATCTACCTCCTTAGATAGTAAGACGTCATATGGATCTAAATTGTTCTCTAATATATGTTCTTTGAAAGCTTTAGTGCTTCTTGTTGAAGCATCTATAACAGGATAGTCTCCTATCTTCTGTGGCTCTAACATAGCTGTGTGAAAGTAACCACCTTTTAATAAAGGTAATCCCTTTTGGCTAATCCTGAAGTTCTTAGGATTGTTTAGTAAACTATAGATATCTGAATTAGATAGATACTTTTTACCAAAGTCACCATAGTACTTTGAGTCGTCTCTTAGCGACTCTATTATATTACTTGACATAAACTCCTAATTCTTTTTTAATTGCTGATGAAATAATATACTTAGTCTCTAATGTTTTAATCGTAGAAGCGAATGGATTTGTCTTGTTTGCCTTAACGTAATTAACTACATCATTCCACTTCTCACTTGTCTTCTTTAGAGTTGGTTTAGCTTCTTGCTTAACAGCAGGTGCTGCCTCACTGATATCTACTAAGTCTTCTCCTGCCCATAAAGATAATCCCAATCCATGCATAGCTATAGCTTTAACTGTACTACGTTGTATAGTCTTGTTTACTGCGAATGAAGTAATCTTATCTAATGTTAACGATTGATTGTTGTGTCCCATAATAGGCAGATAATCAATGTGTTCTACATCATTTATTGTTACACCTACCTTTACATAGCCTGTTCTTCCATCTGAAAAGTAATTTAGTTCATTGGATTCTGATTCATATACCTTACGATTTGCATCAGGGTATTGATCTTTAATCATAGCCCAGGCATATGCCCAAGATAAGTAATCGAATCTACCTTTCTTTTCTACTCTGTCCTTAACATTAACCGCTGCTAATGTTTTGAATGTTGATTTTGTTTCTCCCATAATTAATTGTTTAGTTTACTGTATTTATTTATTAATGTTTCTCTTTTTTGTTTCAATGACTCATAATGCTTCTTGTTGTTACGAGTATTGACTTCTCCATGTATCTTTTCATTTATACTTTCTATCTGACCTCTATAGGTGTTCTGGAGAATGTTTTTAACCCCAATCTTTAATCCATTTTCAATTAAGAAATCATACTCATCTTTAGTTACTTCTCTGTAACTAAGTCCAACTTTAGTGGTGTTATATATTCTTGTTACTCCATCTAACTTTGAAAACTTAACACCTCTATATATGTAGGCTTCTTCTCTGCTTGTATTAAGACAAACAGATTTCCTATTATCCTTAACCTCTTGCCAAAGAATTGTCATAGAATCTTCTAACATAACGACTCTTCTTTTGAAATATTGTTTACGGCTATTGAAATTAAACTATTAATATCTCCATCGTTCATTTCTTTTATCTTAGCTATTCCGTATTCAATATTTGTTCTAGACGTATCGTAGTCATTCTCAGACATTAAATCAACAATCTGTACTATTGTCATAGGTCTTTGATAGCATATAGAATAAAGCAAGTACCTCGACATTGCTAACTTAGTCTTTCTACTTTTAGTAAAAAGTTCTTCTTTTGTTATTCCGCATTCTTCACATACGAATTCAACGTATTTATTAAATATTCCCCTTTTCATTTTTGATTTTATTTAAGTGGTTAGTGTGTAGGGATAAAAAGTATTGATCCCAATTGAATGATGATGTTAGTAGAGGTATTGACTCTTCAAACCTCTCTCTTTGTTTCATAAATTCTTCGCTTGATTTTCCCATGTTTTTAAATTAAATTGTGTTTTACAAATTTACTAATTATTTATTTATTACGCAACTTTTATTTGTTTTTTAATGAAATATTAAACCGACTCTATTGGTTTTGTTAAACCATTTAGTTGCATAAAGGTCTGTGTCTGAGGCATCTACGTACCCCTTGCTTAACAGGTCTTCCTTACTCTTAAATATTTTAGTGTGTCTGTCAGCACTTTGGTCTATCATGTGCTTTTGTTTGCCAGAATCACTAAATATAATGTCATAGTTATCAGGGAGCTTGGTGTTTTTAATCATGTCAACCATGTTTGTATAGCTGTAGAATTTTACGCTTGGATTTTCATTTGCAATCGTGATCCACTTAGCTAAGTAGCTTCTTGAATAATAGTCACCACTATCATGTACTCTTACATACTCAGGTCGTTTCTTTTTTATCTCTGAATTCATTGCATCAATAAATTCTAATGTCTTACTGAGTTGGTATCTCTTCTCGAATGCAGGTTGAACATTGCTCCATACATAAGCACCTTTCTTTGCATAGCAAAACTCAACACACTCGTCAGCCATAGGGCAGGTAAGCTTACCACTTGCTGATTTATATGCAGGTATTCCAAAATTAAATACCCTTAAATTAAGATTCTTACTTGTCTTTTTAAGCTTACTGTTTTGTGTTAGTAAATTCATTGTACATATATGTTTTGCTTGTTAATAATTCTACCTTTTGCAGCTCCTGACACCCACCTTCTTGCTTCTTCTATAGAAGGTGTTTGTTTTGTTTCATACCTTGTATGTTGTCCGTAATATAAATGGACTGTAAAAATTTGTAACGTCATGTCTATTTTATTTATTTAAGTTACCTCAATAGAGGGGCGTCTTTCCGTCCTGTCAGTCTTACTATAATTTATGATGTCATATATAATACACCACAAGAACATCATGTAAAGCATTATAGCGGCCTACATTAGCGACAACTAAGGATTAAATAATCTTGTGGCTTATAATAGTTTAGAAAAGAACACAGTTCCTTTCTCTCTGGCAACATCTATGTTGTCCATATAGTGCTGAGTAAATGATCCAAAAAGAATAGCATCTACTTCGTTTAAAGAAGCTATTGAAGATATCATCTCATTCTTTATATTCATTGAGTTGGTCATAAATTCTGGATCATTTTTGTAAAGCCTATCGTATGTCTGAGACATTGATTTCTCTATTGAGTTCTTAAACATATTACCATACTTCTTTGGCAATCCTTTTAATCTATATTCGTCCATTAACTCTAACGTTAGTTGAAGTGCTAAAACTAACTCTAATCCATTTCTTAATTCTTCTTTGGTCTCCATATTTCTAATTTTACGTTATTCCATTTACCTAATCTTATATCGTTGTTTACAAGGAAATCTATCCTATGTACCCATCTTTTATTCATTCTATCTTCTACGGTCCAGACTCCATTCATTTCGCCTGCGTTACTTATTAATACCTTAGTTCCGAAAGTAAAACCCAATGGCTCTAGATCCCTTGACACAGCTATCCATCTGTGTCCCTGGGGGTTGCTTTCGTTTATCTTTTTACCACTCGCAGTCGTTAGATAGTCTGCGTTGCATTGTCTTGGATCTGCATTATATACTGTTGCAGTAACCAACACCTCATCAACAGGGGTAGCACCTACCCCTATGATGAGTGTGAACAATACTATTAAAGCTCTGCTTGAAACGAACATTGTCCCTCCTCTTTTATACATTCCTCTATCTGTTTACCTAAGCGATAGTCGGCAAAGTCACTCATTTCTTGAGCACTTATTCCTGCCTCTTCTTGTTGTTTAGTAGTCCATGAGTTTCTATCCTTGAAGAACTCTGTTACCTTCTCCCATGCAGGTTTTAATATTGACAACTCTTCCTTTATTGTAGGTAGGTGTTCCTCGTCAAAGTAATACTCTAAATAATTGTTGTGTCCTTCTGAACCAAATCTGTCTGCTGCACTACTTGATTGTACTGCGAACATAAACTTTCCGTTTATGTCTCCGTCATAATATCTTCCCATAATTTCTAATTGTTTGTTTTTACACGCATTAACGTGTGTTATTATTATTAATGATTGCTTTTTTAGTCGTTAGTAATAATTTGAGAACAGTACTTAAAATAGGTACTTTACTCAAAACTTTGCTGTACAGTAAAGGCAATCTATTGCTCTTTTTGTACAGAAGTCAACCCTAATTGGCAATATCTTGCCTTTTATACTACAACTTCTACGTCTGTCCATGCTGCTAAATGTACTACCTCACCATTGTCTCTGGTGCAATAGCTATACATTCCGTCTATGGATCTAAAGTTAAGCTCTTCTCCTGATTCAATCTCAGGAGCGCCAGGTGGCACTTTATCTTTGGTCTTTACTCTTATTCTACTGTTTCTAGGTACATCGTGTAGTTTCATAATTTCTAATTGTTTAATTGATTATAAATGTCCTCCTATTTTTAGTTCGTCACATTCGTATCTCCACTCGGAGTCTTGGTCATCGTCTGTCCAATCCCCACTATCCATTCCAAGTCCGAAGAGGAATTCAGACTCGTTTATCTTGTGGTCTATGTCATCAACCCAAAGGTCTTCGTTGTCATTGACATATTGCTGAATATCAAACTCATCAATGTCGTTAGGGATTTCTATCTCTAACTCTGCCGTTTTGTAGTATACACTACGTTGTAAAATTCTTACTTTCATTGTTTATTTATTTTAGTTATTATCTTGTGCGTATTCCCACACCTCTGTGTGTAATGTGTCATCAACGTAATCCCAATAGAAGTCCGTTATGTCCATACCGTTTAGCTCGACACTTGTTATTTCCATGTCTGCTTCTGGTGGTTGCTCATATGTGCCAGTATTATAATAGTAAGTATAGTCTATACTTAATACATAGTGGTCTTGCTCGATTATGTATGTTCCTTTTGTGTTTATATTCATATCGTATAAATTACGTGATAGTTCTCTTTACTTGGTATGTCTTCGTACAAGGCTGCGCCTCCTTCGTTACCTTCATCGTCCGATTGTAATATGATATAGCTTTCGTCTGTGAATACTATAATCAATGGACGTTTGTACCAACCAAACTGGTCGGCTTCTTCTCTAGTCATGTATCTACATGAATTGATCTTCTTACCTCGCAACAGTTTGTCAAACTTTGCCGAGTGCGCTTCATCTTTTGTTCTCATAATGTTTATTTTTAATTAGTATTATTAAATAGTAGTATGAGTGTGAACAGTCTGATAACAGATGTCACAGTATAACTCCCCTATATATTGATCTTCCTTTACCTCTGGATTAGCACAATTACAACTTCCATTTTCTTCAAAACATAACTCATCATCTTCCCAACCATGTAAATATGTATCATGGTCTGTATACTCTTGAGTGTATTTACAATGATGCATTCCATTGTCTTCTACTGTGTCATTGAAATATATGT